ATGACCCAATTGCCTAAAGGAAAGACCCGTCTCGACCTGATCCGCGAAGGACTCGTTGAGGGCGGATTCAAGAAACGCGGCCGGCTGGTCGTGAGCCTCGACCGTCTGATCGAAGACCCGGCCAACGAACGCAAGACCTTCCACGGAATGGAAAGTCTCATCGCCTCGATCAAGTCCGTCGGCCTCGTCGAGCCGATCACCGTCACCCCGCAGGGAAGTGAAGGCGAAAACTATCAGATCGTCACCGGCCATCGCCGTTACCGCGCCGCCAAGGCGGCGGGATTGCTCCAGGTCGAAGTGCTCATCCGCGAACCGGAGGATGAGAAGATGCGGCGGCTCAAATCGATTGTCAGCAACGTGCAGCGCGAGGACGTCGGCCCGGTGGAGATGGCCGAGGCCCTTCAGTCGTTGTTGGATGACAACCAGGTCACAAGTCAGCGGCAACTCGCGCTGGCGATCGGCAAAGATGAGACCTGGGTGAGCCGCATGCTGCGGATCCTCAGCCTGCCGACGCGATTGAAGACCAAACTTGCGTCGACGCAAGTTTCCATTGGCTATGACGCCGCGGCATCCGTGGCGCGGCTGGAGAAGGAGGCGGATCAGACGGAACTGATCGATGCGTTGCTCGCCGGTGCCAGCCAGGACGAGATCCGTGACCGCATCCGTGAAAAGCGGGGGTTGCCGGCCAAGCCGATGAACGTCGATTCGACCGCAGACTCAGCGTCACCCAAGCCCAAGCGGGTCTACTACACCAAGTACAAAGCGGTCGTCATCATCCAGGCCGAGACGGAGAAGCTTTCCAACGATCAAGTGATCGATGCGCTTCAGGAAGCGCTGGGCAGGGCACTCAATGGATCGTCGACGACTGCGTAAACGCGACAGTCCTTTACATGAAAAGCAATGCGAAGGCGCGCTCACCGAGCGCGTTTTCATATGGGACAGAGGATTCAGGTGGGACGTCAACGACGTCCTTGAAGGCTCACCGCCTTTCCGCACTCCCTTCCGAGCACAGCGGAAGGGCACGTGGTCGCGAAAACCGCGACATGAACGCGTGGTGGGGTGAGTTGTCGGGCGGACTCCGCCCCCGACTTCCCGCGGTTTGGTCTTCCTATCGGCTTCGGGATCTCACGCGGACAAAGTCGACGCAGGCGTCGTCCTTCAGGATCGTCAAGGACATCCTTTCGGACACGCTCGCCGAGCTATCGCCCGACTCACTCGCGTTCGACCAAGCCCATCCCGCGGGAAGTCGGGGCCGTCGCTGGCCGGATACCGGCCAGACGCCGCACCGACAACTCACCCCACGCTCAACCCGTGATGCGGGTTGAGAACCAACGAACGAGCGTGAGCGAGCCGCTCACGCTCGGCTCGAACCAAAACCAAGTGGACGAAACGTCCTTCTACATGTGTGGTCCATGACGAAAGGAATTGTCGTATCCCATTCCCTCACCGCCGGCGAGGATCGTCTCTCGCCGGTCATGAAGTTCATCTTCGCCGACGGTTCCGGCGAAGGGTGAGGGAATCGCGATCTGGCAGTGGTGTCGTCACACCAGATTCGTTGCGCTGCCTCATCCAGCGATGGGATCATCGCGACACGAATACTAAGAGGTGTCAAGTGCGAGCGCCGCGCGCACATCGGCACCGACGCGTCCGCTGCGAGTGCGCCGTCTTTGGCGTGCGTTCGGAACGAACGCCGGGAAGGGAAGTCGGCTCGCTACCGCGCCGAGCGAAAGACGAACAACGGCTCGACTGAGCCGTTTTCGAGGTCATGAGTCGCAAAACAGATATTGTGCGACACTCGAAAATGGCTCAACAGAGCCATATTTCCCGCGTGTGTACGAGCGAGGCAGCCGCTATCGCGCCGGCTGTGATAAAATTCATTGGATGCCGGTCATCCCGTCGCGCATCACGATTCAGCTTACCGATCGCGATCTCGCGCTCCTGCGCGGCCTGTTCGAGGCACGTCTGATGACGCTACGGCACGCTGCCGTGTTCCACTTCAACGGCAGCGTCGAGGCGGCGACCAAACGGGTTCAGAAGCTCAAGGCCGCTGGAATGCTCGCCGAGCGGCCTCGTCGCGCTTACGAACCTTCGATCCTTCACCTGACGCGGGCAGCCTTCGCGGTGCTCGCGGATCGTGGCGTCCTGATCGACTACCCACAGATCAGATGGTCGAACCTCATCAAGCGCGCCCAGGTCAGCGACTTGACGCTGCGACACGAGCTTGACGTGCTGGAGGTGCGCGCGGCGTTCTGGAAACGCCTGGGCGAAGCGCCAGCATTTGAAATCGTCGAGTTCACGACCTGGTCCATGCTCTTCCAGTTCACCGCGTCGCCGTCGCCCGGCGCTCCTGAGGTGTTGGTCCGTCCCGACGCGTTCATCCGCATCGTCGAGACGGAAGCCAATGGCATTCGCACCGAGCACCGCTTCTTCCTCGAAGTCGATCGATCCACGGAAATGCAATCGACCCTGGCGACCAAGGCCGCTTGCTATGCCGATTACTATCGACGCGGCGGATTGGCCGTTCGATATGACCGGCCGCGGAGCGAGTTCCGTGACTTCCCTTTTCGTGTCCTCGTCTCCTGCCGCAGCACCGACCGCCGCGACAATGCCGCCAAGCGCATGCTGCAGAATCGTCCGCCGGTTCTCACGCAGGTGCAGCTTACTACCTTCAATCAACTCATCCGCGACCCGCTCGCCGCGATCTGGCTGCGGCCGGCAGACTATCTGCCCGTCCCCAAACCCGTTGCGGGTGGAACCGCTGGTAAAGAAAGAGCGATCCTCTTGGATCGCTCGAAATGTTTGTTTTAAAATGACATGTCGTCACGCCATGACCGCAATGCTCATCAGCACCGTCACTGCGTTCTCGTCCAGATCGGTCGGCTGCTGGCCGTCCTTCAGACGAACCCAGCGGCAGAACCGCTCCGATGCGAGGTGATGTAGCGAGTTGGTTGCGCACTGCTCGCCTGCCTGATCCCCATCCGGCATGAGCCAGATCCGGCCGCCATCATGCACGAGATCCGCGATGATCCTCGCCTGCTCGGATGAACAGCTCGACCCCATCAGCGCGACCACGTTCACGTGGCCCAGTTGATGCAGATGCCAGACGGAGGCGAAGCCTTCGACGACGATCAGGTCATCGACGGGCTTGGCGATCCGATGGGCGTTGTAGAGCAGGAGCGACTTGCGGAACTCGACCCGCATCCCTTCCCGCTCGCGCGTTCCGGGAAACAGATACTTGGGAACGTCATCGCTGATGAGGTTGTCATTGACGATGCGTCCGCCGTATCCGACGAGAGTTCCCTGTGGGTCGTGCAGCGGGATCGCGATGCGATCCGTCAGCATGCCGCGCGAGCAATGCCCCAGTCCGAAATGCGCGACCGTCGCCGGGCTCAAGCCCCGTGAGGCGAGATACGGATGGGCCGGATCGAGATGTTGGAGCTCGAAGCCCAGCGGCGGATTAACCACCACCGGCAACTCGTTGCCCGGGAGCATCGCGGTGTCCGATTTTTCATCTTCACGAACCGATGTGGGAAGGATACGCTCATGGGCACGAAGGGTGCATTGAGCCGAGGACTCCTTTGCTCGATCACGAAAGGCGGTGGACGTTTCAGCGTCCATCGCCTTTTTTGTTGTGGTCGGGCGTCGGCCGTTGCGACGAAACTGCGGACGGTCTGGCCTTTCCTGATGGTGTAATCGTCGCTGCTGCTGCTGCTGCGGTCGGTCGAACTGCAGGTCGAAGGTTTCTGCCAAGTGCAACGCGACCTCCCGCACCGCTTCGCGATCTTGCGGGTCTTTCCCCTCCATGAGAACCGCGAGGTCGATGCAGTTGCCCGAGGCCCCACAGCCGAAGCATTGCCAGACTCCCTTGCGAACATTGCCGCTGAAGCTGGCGGTGCGTTTGCCGGGTTCGTGCCGGATCGGATGATCCGGCAGCGGGCAGAGACACGAGAGTTGATCGCCCCGCAAGCGCTTGATCGAAACGCCGTAGTGCTCCAGCACGTCGGCGAGATCAAGCTGTTCCCGCAAGGCATGGAAGTCGATCCATGTGGATGGCATGCGCCACCTCCTTTGGTTGAGGAATGGTTGGAACGGGTAAAGAAAGAAAACGTGGTTCGATCGTCAGTAGTCCTCGGGCAGAAGGACCGTGGTGATCGAGCGGTCGTGCTCGGTGATGATGTAAAACTTCACGCGGTTACGATCGCGGTAGCGGCTGAAAAGGCGGCCGGTGTCGCGCAGTGAACGCTCGTTCTCGGCGCGATCCTGGGCGCACAGCTCCTCGCCCCAGTCGCCACGGGCGTGGCGGGATAAACAGAGAAGCACGTCTTCGGGATGAAGGCGGTTCTGCGCATTGGCGGTAATGACGGTCTGTCCCAAGGGGATGGAGACGCTCATTGGCGTTCTCCCTTCTCCTCGGTTGCCTTCCGCTCCTGCCAGGTGATCCAGCTGTGACAGTCGTTGGCGAGCTTCGCGAGCATCGGCAGGTCGCCGGTGTTGAAGCTCGTCACGTCATGCCACTGCTCTTGCTTGTCCTGGTAGGCGCGGCTCAAGGTGACGGTGTAGAAGTCGCCGTTGCCGCCGGCGTTCTTCCAGATCGCACCCTTGAGGTTGCGGTAACGGATGGTGTGAACGGGACGCTTGTCGTCCGATGGGTTCTCGGGCCGCGTCTCGGAATCGTTGGTACGGACAGCAGACGAAGTACGACTCGACTTGCTCATGACCATTCTCCTTTGGTTGGGCGCGCACGCTCTCCCGACCCGTCACACGACGGGCGATCGGAAATCGGTGCGCATCACAACGGTTGAAAGTGTGAAACAGCTCAGGCGTGGGAAGGTTCGTCGATCGGTTTGGGCCGACCGGCTTTGAGGATCTGGTCGGCGGCGTGGAAGATCTTGTGCGCGGAGCGCTCGGAGATCTGCTCACCTGCCAGCCAGTGCTGAAGGTAACCGCGGCTGAAGGCCTCGCCGGGCAGACCCAGGGACTGGGTCACCAAGTACGCGACCGACTCGGCTTCGACCTCACGAAGTTCGCGAGGCGTCCGCTCCTCGTGATCGACCAGGCTCGCGATCTCGGTGGTGTGGCCGAGGACGATGTGGGCGATCTCGTGGATCAGCGTGCGGTGCGGAAGATGGGCCACGGGCGAGACCGCCACCTGTCGGGCCTGGGCGTATCCCTGCGCGTTGCCGTTCACGAGCGTGAAGGGAATCTTCTCCATCAGGAGCGTGCTCAGTGCCAGTGTTTCCTCCCAGGCGGGGATCGCAAGCGGAACGTACTCCGATCCATCCGTTTGCGCGAGCACGAACCAATGCGGTTTGAAGATGAAGCGCCGTCGGACCAGGACCGGTTCCGCGGCTTGTTCGTCGGGCTGCGACCGCGGTTGCGGATCGGCTTTCACCGCCCACGAAACCGGCATGCACAGTTCGATCGCCTTCTCGCCGCGGCGGACCTGTCGTCCGAGCTTGATCCAACCTTTGAAGGTGTGGATGGGCCCGGGCGCCATGCCGCGTCTGTGGCATTCGAAGAGGGCGATCAACTGGTTGCCGATCGAGTAGTTCCAGAACGCTTCGTACGCGCTGCTGAGGACGCCGGGCGTGTTGACGGCCTCGACGAGCAACTGTGCGAACGATGGGGGCTGTGGCGCTGGCAAACGTGTGCCAGCACGCTGACGGCGGGTGGGACTCGCCATGTCGAGACTCCTTTCGGATTGGGGATGACAAGGAACAGGCGCTAGATCACGAGATCAGGAACGTGCGGGTGTGTGCTTCCACCATCAGCAAATCACGAGTCGGAACCACGCGCAAGGGGCGAAGGTGACGGCGCGAGAAGGGACGGGTGCGATGCGAGCGCTGCGATGCTTCCGCATATGCACGTTCAATTCTGCCGTGAAGGGACAGCACGTGCTCAGCGATGGGATGAGAACCAGCGGGCGATCTTGTCTTGCACCATTGCTCGCGGCGTAGCGAAGCGCTCGCGCGAGCGGCGGATTAGGTTCTCGCGGCACCCGTAGTGGTTCCCGACGGGTGGCAGCGTTCTGGCGACGAACGGCACCCGCTGCCGGCCGTCCTCTAACCCTTTGATGCAGACGACGTGGTTGTCGAGATCGGTGAAGTGTTCGGTGGTGAAATCATTGCCGAACTCCCGCGCCAGCATCGTCGCATCCGACTCCCCGACTCGGAATGAGAGGATGGTGCCGACGTTGCCGAAGACGGCGTCGCGCAGGGTCGGCTGCGTCTGGGCGATGAACTGGCCGGCGAGGACGATTCCGAGTCTGTACTTGCGGGCCTCGCTCAGGATGTGCGCAAAATCCTCGGTCACGAAGTTGTGCCACTCATCCACCACGAGACTGAAGTCGACGCGTTCCTGCTCGGATTGCCCGGCCCGCCGCAATGCCGCAAGTTGGAACTGGGCGACGAGCAAAGCGCCCAGCAGGTTCGCGTGGTCAGCGCCGATGCGTCCCTTGGACAGGTTGGCGATGAGGATCCGCCGATGGTTCATGATGAACTCGGCGTCGATGCGGCTCTTCACCTGCCCCAGGATGTTGCGGGTCAGCGGCGAGGTCAGCAGCCGGCCGACCTTGTTGAGGATGGGATTCGCGGCCTCGGTTCGCTGCCGCTGGTCCCAGCTTTCGTACTCCTGTTGCCAGAAGCGCAGGACGACCGGGTCGGTGATTTGCCGCACGACCCAGTCGCGATAGCGCTCGTCGGTCAGCAGGCGCGGCACGCCGAGCAGGCTGACATTCTGCGCGTGCAGCAAGGCGGACAAGGTATTGGCCAGCAGGTATTCGAGGCGCGGCCCCCAGGAGTCCCCCCAGATCCCTTTGAACGCGCCGACGATGCCCGAGACGACCAGGTGCCGCTCGTGTTCCGTTTTGGTCAAAAGCAGATTCAGCCCGATCGGATGCTCGGCATCCGCCGCGTCGAAATAGACGACGTGGTCGGTCCGCCAAGGCGGAATCGCGTCCAATAGCTCCAGCGACAAATCGCCGTGCGGGTCAATCAATGCGACGCCCTCGCCCGATTCGATCGCCTGAATCAGGAGGTTCTTAAGCAAGGTGGACTTCCCCGTCCCGCTCTTGCCGACCACATAGAGATGTTGCCGGCGATCGGCGCGCAGCAAGCCGAAGGGATGACGATTCCCCCATTGCTCGAACGTGCCCAGTTGAATGAAATCCTCTTCCATGACGAAACAGATATGCCGAGCGCAGGCATGATGCGAGATCCTGATGCCCGGGCACGTCCCCACTCCGACAAAGGATGCGCGTCCTTCGCGCGTCGTTCGCCCCTGCGTCGTGGTGTGGAGGCTTGGACGCGATCGACGACATGCCGCTGGTCTGGAGTCGTCGAGGCAATGGAGACGGGGCCGATCGTCAGAGAGGACAGCGATGCAGACCGATTCATTATAGAGCAGCCCGTGTCGTCGCGCGAGTGCTTGCTCGGCCTGTGATAGAATGGAGGCATTACCAGTCATCAATCATCACCATGCCCAGAATGAGCACCGAGGAGCAGATCGAGGAACTCGTGGTCATCGTCGGCCGCGGCTTCGAGCACCTGACGAATCAACTGAGCGAGATCCATCAGCGATTTGACCGAGTGGATCGACGGCTCGATTCGATCGAACAGCGGATGGACCGTCTCGAGTTCCTCATCACGGGCCAGGACCAACGGATCAGCATCCTCGAGGACAAGCTGCGCCAGATCGCGACCAAGATCGGATTCCAGTTCAATTAAAGAGCCATGAGCTTCCACCATCCGCCACAACAACCAAGTCCACCACCGCAGCGGCCCGATGGTCGTGCGAAGCGGCCGATACCGGTCACGGTGGAGGAAAAGCTCGCGGACGTGATTCGTCGTCTCGGACGGATCGAGAAGCACCTGATCGACATCCGCGAGGCGGTTCAACCCGAACCGGGAAAACCGCGCTACGTGATTGACCGGAGCATCCTGGGATAGCACGCGGCAGTGCGCCGCGACGACACTTGGCATCAATCCAAAGCCGATCGGAATCCTGTGACACTTGTGGAACAAGGTACGACGAACGCTACCCGGATTGCCGCACACTTGAAGCGTGTGTCGCTCGGTCGGGATTGTCTTGCCATTGGAGGCACTGAACGTATCATTCCACCCGCCGCTCGTATCCCCGGCTCGGTCCCCCTGCCGAGCCAACGAGCGGCATTTTTGTTTCTGTAATCGAGTCACACCAACCAACTGTCTGAAGATTCAACAAAAACCGGTGGCGCTTCATCATCGTCCAGATGATTTCAACAACTCACGATTTGGATTGTTTGCGAACGGCGCTGGTCAGCATCTTGGCAGGATCAAGGTTCAGCGCTTTGCAGATGTCGACGAACTCCAGCGGATCGATTCGCCGTTCGCCGATCTCCGATTTATGAACGAACGAGTGCGGCTTGCCGAGCTTCTCCGCGAGTTGCCGTTGCGTAAGGCCCGCCTGCTCGCGCCAGTCGCGCAATAGGGCACAGAACTTCCGATAGGCGGGACGATGTAATGCTCTTGCACCCAAGACGGGGACAGGCTACGATCCGCTGCGGTTGTGCCCATCACGGGTACAAGCGTATTGGGAGGGAATGACATGTCGTTACGAATGTTCTCGTCCTTTGTCTGCCTGATTCTCCTGTCCGGCTGCACGAGCACCTCGACCAGCACCGGCCCCAAGCTGGATCAGAATGCCGTCAACTCCATTCAGAAGGGCGTCACCACCCGGCAGGAAGTCATCGACCGGCTTGGCCAGCCGATCGCAACGCAGATGATGGGCGACGGTCGCCGGATGCTCGTCTACGCCAGCCACCAGACGAACTACCAGTTTGACGGCAAGCGACTGATCCCGTTCGTCGGCGGCCTCATCCCCGCCACGGATCGGCAAACCGCGCGAACCCAGAACCTTCAGGTGATCGTGGACGCCAGCGACGTCGTCCGGGACTACGAGTTCAGCGACCAGACGAGCGACACCGCGATGCGCTCCAGCGCCTTTGGCGGCTCAGCTAATACGCAGACCCAGACCAACAAGTGAAGTCGTTCTCTACCTCGACAGACGGAGAAGCCATGCACCTCATTGATTCGCTTGAGCCGCGCCGCTTACTTGCCGTCATCGCACTCTTCGATGATCCGGCCTATGTGGACACGCGGGATCTGCCGGCTTCGTCCGCAGACAACCTCCGCATCGTTCTCGAAGCGGCAGGGCACACCGTTCGCACGATCCCCTCCGCCAACGAGTTCATCTTCTCGACCGCCGCTTCACTTGCCGGAGCCGATGCCCTCGTGCTGCCGAGCCTGATCTACGGCGATCTCCGTGCCGGGCTTTACAGTTTCGGCGGCAATGACGCGATCCGTGAGTTCGTGACTGCCGGCGGCGACTTGATCAGCGCCGGCGACGTTCGAGGGTCGCTCCGAAACAGCAAACTCCTCAACGATATCTTCGGATGGACCATCGGATTCCAATACTACGAGTCGGGTGCGCCGATCACGCTCGATGAGTCCGAAGCGACTGGGACACCATTCTCCGGGGGGCCGGCGACGCTCCCCAACAATGACGACACTTTCCTTCTCAGTGCCGGCTACCCGGCCGGCACGAAGATGCCGTACCGATATCAGGGCGACCAGCCCGCCGTGACGACGATCGCGGTCGGCGAGGGGCGCGTGACGCAACTCGGGTGGAACTGGCAGAACGCGCTGCCCGCGGGCACCCAGGATGGCGGATGGAATGAGGTGCTGAACCGCGCCGCCACCGGGACCATTCCCGTCCCGCCGCCAGTGGCCACACTCACCGGCGGTGTGCTGAGCGTTACCGGAACAGGCGGCAACGACAAGATCATGGTCACACGAGCCACCGTGAGGGGCGTCCTGCGTGTGAGCGCGACCGTTAACGGCGCCGGGGCTGCTTTTGCTTTCTCGAAGGTGAAGCGTGTTGAGGTCTTCGGAGGGGATGGGAACGATATCATCGACTGCGCTTCCCTCTCCCAACCATGTCAGATCGAGGCCGGGAAGGGCAACGACAGCGTCACCGGCGGGACTGGAAACGACACTCTCTCTGGCGCGTCCGGCAAAGACACGCTTTCCGGCAACGGTGGCAACGATCGAATCAACGGTCACGGAGGGCATGACCGACTATACGGCCATGGCGGAAATGACCGTCTCTACGGCGGGAGCGGAGACGATGTGATCGTGGGCCACAGCCACGGCGATCGTCTCTACGGTGAAGCCGGCAACGATACGCTTGTCGGCGGAAACGCCAACGACCGTCTTTATGGCGGCGCGGGCGACGATGTTTTCGATGGCGAGCGGAATGCGGACTTTATTGACGGCGGCGAGGGACACGATAGAGCGAAGCGCGACGATGTGGATAATCGAGTTGCGGTTGAAGTTTTGGCTTGATGATTGAAGGCCTCCAGCTATTGCGCTGTGATCTCCATCCTGCAGTTGCCCGGCAGCTACAACGAGGGCTGCCGTCCATTGCCGACAAAACCTCCGCCACAGCCGCAGATACTCGGACGCCAAACCTTCATCCCTTCACTCTCAACCCTCGTTCCTGCTTCCGCGGGGCGGAGTGGTCGGACGGTCGCGGGTCGCTCCCACCCATGTTGTCACAGATTTGATATTTCGTTGCGAGGTCGCCTTACCTGTCGTAGGTTCAAGATTGTGGAGGTTGAGCCCACGAGGGAGAATTGTCACGACAGTCGGTGCGCCGCCGACCTCTTGGCTTGGAAGCGCGTCGAGATCAAACGCGCAGAATCGTTTGACACGATCTCGTTCGGCGAAGGCGAGCACTTAATGATGTCGTTGTGGGACCGTCACTCATCAGATACAGTCCAATGAAACGGCCTAAAGGAGCTTTGGGTAGTGGAAGAACCAGCGCGGGTCGTCACTTCATCATCGGCAGGGCAAAGCGAAATGGAAACCGGTATCGTTCCGTCGCAGCCGCACGTCATCGATCTTTGTTGCGGAATGGGCGGCCTTACTTGGGCTGCACAGCAGGCGGGAATGAAGGTGCTGGCGGGAATCGATGTGAATGCTACTGCTTTGCGGACGTTTTCCAGAAATTTCCCGCGCGCGCATGCGATTCTCGGGAGCGTTCGTTCATCAAAACAACTAGATACTTGTCGGAAGTTGTTGAACTGTGCGCCCAAGGCCTCGCGACGCGGCTTGATTTCTGGGCCACCTTGCCAAGGCTTTTCCGCGGCTGGCTCTCGCGATCCCGCCGATCCACGAAATCAAGTATTAGTCGCGGTGGCTCGAGCGGTTACTTTTCTGAGGCCAAATTTTGCGCTTGTGGAAAATGTGTCCATGCTGATGGCGGCCAAGAATGGAAACCGAGTCGGCAAGTTTGAAGGTGTTCTACGAGACGGCGGCTATTGCGTCACACACATGGTTCTTAATGCCTCAGATTTTGGTATCGCACAAAAAAGAATGCGTGCGTTCTTCCTGGTCACCGAAACACGCATCGATAAGGATCGAGTAGTCGACGTCGTTCGTCAATTTCATAGGCCGACGGTCACGGTTGCAAGTGCGCTCGCTGGTCTTCCGCACGCCCAGGAGAGACCAACAAAATACATCGATGACGAGGATGACGGCACGGTCTCCAATCATTTTTCAATGCGCCACTCCAACGCTGTCAAATTGAAGATTTCTAAGATCGCTCCCGGAAGCGGACCAATGTCTTACAGGCGGCTTCATCCCACCCGCCAGTCCAATACTCTATTCTCTGGCCATAGGGCACCGCCCGCACATTTTTCAGAGCCGAGGAGCATCACCGTGCGCGAAGCATGTCGACTCCAAGGTTTTCCGGACAGCTTTCGGGTTTACGGATCGTTCGCCAATCAAATGGAACAGGTGACTAATGCCGTGCCCCCGCAACTTGCGCAAGCCGTGATGGCGGCAATTCTGGATCAGGTACCGGAGCGCAAATGACAAAGGACGAAAAAGACCTTTCCGCTAGAATCGCAGCATCCACGGATGACGAACCGGTAAACACAACGCTTACCACCAACGAACGCGTGTTAGCACGAATCACGGACGGTATCTACCGGCAACCCGCTTCTGCACTTCGCGAACTCATCTCTAATGCGTACGATGCCGACGCAACAGAGGTCATCATCCTCACCGATGCACCGCAATTCGAGTCCATTACCGTTCGCGATGATGGCGATGGAATGTCCGCCAATACGCTAGCTCACATGCTGAAGAACATCGGCGGTAGTGCCAAGCGAACCACCGATGGTAAAGACCTCAACATCACAGCAGTCAACACAAACTTCAGTAGGAAGGGTCGAAAACTTATCGGGAAACTTGGGATCGGCCTCTTTGCCGTCGCTCAATTTACACGGCACTTTGTAGTAATCACGAAACAGAAAAATGACAAGTACCGTACAGTGGCAGACATCACGCTTGGGGCGATCGAAGGTGAACGAATCACAAAGGCAAAAACGGACGACCGCAGCGATAAGCCGGAGATTGAAACTGGAAAGGCCCGAATTTATCGGGAGCGAGTTTCCAGAGACGAGTATGAGTCACACGGTACAGAGATAAGATTAGTCGATTTATTGCCTCGTACAAAGGCCGAACTAGCGAGCATGGACTGGTGGGCGCGGCTCGATTTTCAAAATCAGCAGAACCCAGAAGATATTGATCACGAAACGAAACTCGACCCTCCGAAATTCCATATTGGTCGCATCGATCTGAAGAATCCCGGAAAACTGCTGGAGCAGGAGTCTGCACCATGGGAAGTTACTAGCGCCGCTTTGGAGAAATTTCGATCGTTCGTTGATTCAGTGCGTGAACAGGCGTTCACAGTTCGTGAGTTGGTCGACCTAGAGAAGCTATGCGACCGATACCTTCAAACAATCTGGACCCTCGCCCTCGCCTCGCCAATAGACTACCTCCAGTCCCATCCATTCGACCTCGAAGACGACGATGTAATGTTCTTCCGTTTAAGTAATACGTTGCGCGGGCAATCGACCCAACTCTCTCTAAAGCGCAAAGAAACGCCTCGGACAGCGATGAAGTTAACCGCGGGCGGGAAGCATGGAGGGTTCAGAGTCGAAATCGACGGAGTCCAACTTGCGCGACCGATCGTTTTTGAGTCGCAGCCGAAGGGAACTGCCGCGCTCACAACGCCCCTCTTGTTTGTCGGTGCATGCCGTGAGGAGTTCAAAGGCAAGCCGCGAGAACTTTCCGGTGGACCATTGGAGTTTGAGGCTTACCTCTTCTGGACGCCAAAAGTTGTTCCGACCCAGCACCAAGGTGTATTGATTCGAGTCGGAAATGCTACAGGCGCATTGTTCGACCGCACATTTATGGGCTACCCAGTGTCAGAGCAAACTCGACTTCGACAAATAACGGCTGAGATTTTCATAAAAGAGGGTTTTGAGGCGGCGATTAATCTGGACCGGGAATCATTCAACTATTCGCACCCACACTATCAGTTTGTCTTGAAGTGGCTTCACTCAGCAATCAGGCAGTTGGCGAATAAAAGTAAAGAACTGGGCAAGGCGGTTCGAGCGGATCGACTGAAAAAACTGGGAACAGTTACGCGCAAGGCGCTCGATAATAAAGTCGCAGAAATGTTGGAGTCGCGGGGTGTTGATGATCTGCCACGAGTCGAGTTTCTAACGGAAAATCAGGACAGCAAGGACGCTGCTAGGTTGCGGCGCGATGGAGCGCTCGCGTTTCGGCGCGCGGAAGTGTTACCTACCTCAGTTGCGCAGAGACGAACTGGTGTGGGTAACGAGCGAGCCGCGTTGGTCGAGAAAAAAGTGATTGCCGTCGCCCAAATTTTGTCCACTTGGGGATTGCTGAAGGAGTTGAGGCATGAGCAACAGGAGCAATTGCTCAGAGAAATAGCTGAAGTGATGCTGTTTGAGGGGGAACAATGAGCAAACCGGATTTGGGTGAACCATCTGATCTTGGAGGTGACATCGTCCAGGGTGAAGTGCCTACCCATCTTGAACCTACAAAGGTTTCTGATTTCAAGCCTTGGCATCGGACGCATAAGCACTTCATTCGAGTGCGGCAGTGGAATGCGAGCCTCCTGCGACTCATACAGGAGATTAAGCGGAAGCCAGCGTCGCCGCAGCCGGAAGCAACCTCGCCGGATGATGGTGGCGACGCCGAAATCGAATCAGTGGCGGAAACTGCTGGCCGCGTTGTCAGGTACTTTACATTGCCGGGCGATGACCTCCTTGACTTGCATACTGCGGTAGGCATTGTGCATGACGAAAATTGCACACTTCAGTTTCTTGGCTTCAATGAGGCATTGAATAGTCCAAAGTCGAAGGATCAGTCCCAAAAGCGAGAAGCAGCTCTCACCATGAGGGATCGCGTCGCAAAACGCTCCCGCGTTAAGGCACATCGATTTCAGGATATCGGAAAATCAAATGCGAAAGCGTGGCACGAATTCAAACGCGAAGGTCCATACGACGCGATCAACCTTGATCTCTGTGATTCATTGGTTCCAGGCGATGACGTCGAGAAGACCGAGGCGATCTACACTGCCTTGGACCAACTGCTCAAATACCAAGTGCAGTACCAATCGAATCGATGGGTGTTGTTTGTCACCACTCAAATTGATCCTTCAGTTATCGGCCTTAAAGAGCTGGTCAAACTAATTGGACCGACCTGTGAAAACATGAGGGACCATGCAGAATTTGATAAGGCGATGAGTGTGAGGATGCCCGGAGTGCTCACGAAGGACGAGCCTTATTGCGATATTGCAAAGCTAAATATAGATCAACTTACGGGGAATTTCGGGGTCATTCTCGGAAAGTGGTTATGCAAAATCTTGTTGAGTGGCACACCGATTTGCGAGGTCAAGCTCGTGTCGGCTTATCGATACCGGACTGACTACCATAAGCAGGTCGAAATGCTTTCATTGGCCTTTGTGATGGTGCCACATTTCGTTTTGCCGGCTGACCAAACCGGCCTCTCGGCGTTGGCTCCACAGCTGTCGACCGCACCTTCAGAGAAGGACGTTGCGATGGCGATGTTAAGTGCGACTGAAACTGTAAGGGATGTTGACGAACTTCTGTCAGCGGAAACGGGCTTACGAGACGCGCTAGTGACCGCTCAGGCGGACTTGCTTGAAGCGTCAGGTTATGATCGACAGGAATACCTGAAGTGGGTGTTGGAAGGCAAGACAGCGATTGCTTAATCGGCTGATGATGGCGGGCCTAAGAACGCGCGCAGCCTTCGTTCGAGCTTTGCATCGAACACCTCGCACTCCCATATCACCAAAACCCTCCATCCCAGTTCCTCAAATGCCGTTAGTGTTTTCCGATCACGATGAACGTTCAAGCGTAACTTTTGCTCCCAGTAGAACTGGTTTGATTTCGGTGTGCTAGCTTCCTTGCATCTGGGATGTTGATGCCAAAAGCATCCGTGGATAAGAATCACTTTCTTCCTACCCCGAAAGACGACATCCGGCCGGCCGGGGAGGTTGGTCGCATGAAGGCGGAAACGGTAATTCGCCTTCCACAGTATACTCCGCACATGCAACTCCGGCTTTGTGTTGGAGGAACGGATTTTCCTCATGTTCTCGCTACGCTGCTGAGACGTTATTTTGTCCACGGCATGATTATATCGCTTTGACTCACGCAATAGGGATGTGTTTTGTATCTCAGCACGAAACCATCTTGCACGGCGACGTACTCGCAACTCCGGGAGCGGACGGGGCGATGAGCCATCAAGGATGGAAGCGGATTCGAGCGATCTCCGCGACATCATGATAAGCTGATTTTGTGAAAACGGACGTTGATCAAGCACTGCAGAAACTGATGACTGCAGTTGAGTCTGGCCGAAGCAAAACCTATTGCCTCCGTCGATGGAGTCAGTTCATTCGGGCACGGGATGGTCATCAGTGCGTACTTTGCCACGGCACCAAGGGCCTTTCTGCCCACCACATCATACGCAAGTCGTTTCTATCCTTCGCGCAGTTCTCGCCTGGGAATGGCATCACCTTGTGTAGCCGCTGCCACGCCGAGCCCCACGAGGCATTCAATGGCCGTCCGGATTTGGCGTTGCCCATGGACACGCAGGGCGGCGAGGGAATTGACTTCGCGATGGGACTCTTTCTGGCACTCGCAGAAGACGCCATTGAGAGAAATCAGACGCGATTGGAGTATTACTTCCTAAGTGACGAAGTGCTTGCGGTGTTCAAGCGGTTTCAAGAGCTGCCTGAGTCGGCTCAGTTCCCAGGTACACCGGTTGAGCAGGCATACTGGATATGGCGGCAGTCACCAAGATCGATGATGTTCGCTGTCGCGGAGGCAAATGGCATCCAATTGCCGCGTGACCTCATTCAGCGGCCTGGCCTAACCATTCCGAGCTAATGTCAGATTTGACACAGAACCCGCATCTCACGCATCTGTTTGATTCGGGCAAGATCTGTTTTGTAGAGGGGCGCCAGCCGCGCGACATGTCACGCGCCAAGCAGTTGGCCGCGCAATGGGCGGAGTGTTTCCTGGAGTATCGCCGAACCGGCGTGGCCCAATCGTAATCATTCAACAACCACAAGCAGGTGATCGATGCGGCGCTCGACAAAGACAACTTCCCTCACGCCCAAGTCGGCGTCCGTGGACACGTCCATCGTGCCACCGATCGTCATGACGAAGCACGTGCTTTGCCAGATCCTCAGCAGCGTCTGCGCTTTGCCGGCCGAGACCGGCGGCATTTTGCTCGGTCCCATCGGCAGCGACGAGGTGACCGGTTTTTACTTCGACGTGACCGCCAGTTGCAGCGGCGCGACGTACTCGCCGGACCATGTGACCCTTCGTCGAAAGCTCAAAGAGGAGTGGATGCCGTACAGCCTCGACTTCAAAGGGTTCGTCCATTCGCACCCCGGCACGCTGGATCGCCTCAGCGGCGGCGACCTGATCTACATCCGCCGCCTGCTGGAGATCAACCCGGACATGGGAATGTTCATCGCGCCGATCGTCATTCCGCATCAGTTCCGCCTGATGCCCATCGTCGTCTTGCGTTCGCAGCCTCAGGTTCCGCGAAGGACCGTGCTGCGTCTTCTGTGAACCGTCATTCACCCATGGCGAGCCCGTGAGCACGCCCAACAAGGAATCGAGTCCTCAACTTAAGGAGTCTGGTCATGAACTTTGATCGAATTTGTTCTTCTATCGACGTCGAGCGCATGCAGCAGGCCCACGTCACCGTCGTCGGCGGCGCGTATGGTCTGACCCGCGACCTGGTCCACAGCGGACTCGGCGCCGTCACCTACATCGATTTCGACCGCATCGAAGCCAGCAACGCCAGCCGGCAGGATTTCGATTTGGCGGATGTGGGCCGTTACAAGGCCGAGGCGCTGGCGGCCTCGCTCAAGCGACTGAATCCCGATGTTCAGGTCACCTACCTGCTGCGCAACTTCTGCGAACTCTCGCAGGAAGAGATCGACCAACACCTGGGAGGCAGCGATCTGCTGATCTTCGCTACCGACTCCTTCCCCGCGCAGGCCCGCGGCAACGTGGAGGCGCTGCGATTGAGCAAGCCGGCGCTCTGGATCGGTCTTTACCGGGACGCCCGAGCCGGCGAGATCGTTCACTACGCCCCTGGTGTCACGCCCGCCTGTTTCCGCTGCGTGTGCAGTTCGCGCTATCAGGCGTTCGAGCAACACGCACGCGGGCTCGCCGCGCCGGTTACGACCGTGCCGAGCACCGGCGGGACGATCTTCGATCTTCACCTCGTCGACGCCATTGCCGGCCAGATCGCCGTCGGCCTGATCACTGCCGGCGCGGAGAATCGCATGGGCCGGATGATCGCCCAACTCGGTCATCGGAATCTCCTGCAAGTGAAGATCGACCCGACCTACACGATGGGCGGCAAGGACCTCTTCGGCCAGTACCTGGGCAACCACTCGGCGAACTTCAGCTTCAACACGATCGCGCTGGAGATGCTGCACGAGGAGGGGTGCCCGGATTGCGCGGCGATCCGTCAATCTGAACAGGAGGCGATATGCGGCGCATCCTCAAGCGGTATGTGACCCGCGATGCGGCCGGCGTCCCGATTGCGATCCGCTTCGAGCGGGTCACGGACGACGATGCCGGCCATATCCACTTCAGCGACGAGCGAACCGCCCGCGCCTGCTCCGGCTGCGGGCGGTTTGTCACGGACGTCGACCAATCGCGCGGCGTCTGTGATGTCTGCCGAACTCGTGAATGCTGTGATCATTGTGTCAGCCGCTGCCAGGTCTGCCAGCGCCAACTCTGTGGGCGTTGCCGCCGCGGCTTTGGCGGAACGCAGATCCTGACCGTCTGCGACGTGTGTCGGCAAGCACTGGTGTTGCGGCAGATTCAGGAAAACCAGCGGAATCAGGAACAAGCTGCTTTCGAACGGCACATCGCTCACCAGCGACTTGGTACTCAGATCGAGGCGCTGCGGCTCAACGACCAGCGGGCTCATTTGTCTCTGCAACTTCAGGCGGCGCGATTGGGCTTGCACGAGAATCGGCCATCTCGCGGTAGATGGTTGCTCGGACTCCTTGGCCGCTCCTCAAGTTGGATGGTGCAGCATGTCCGTCGACACCTTCTACACTGATGCCCTTCGAGCGGCCGGCTTCACTGCCATCGGCGGCATCGACTATCGCGTCAGCGTCACCGCGTGGTGGCATCCGCAGGAGCGGATGCAGGTGCTGCTCCTTCCCATCGGCGAGACCGTCCTGATCAAGGCCGACAAATCCTATTACCTGCAATCGGTCTCGGAAGCCGGCGAGACCTGGTCTCGCGACCTTCCCGCCTTGCACGACTGGCTGGAGAACCACCTCCCTGAGGTGCGGATCGCCTTCTCGCATTTCAGGGATGTGCCGGAAGGGCTGGCGAGCAAAGAAGCGCGGCGGCAGTCAGCAGGGCGATCGCCGCGGGAGGAAGTGCCCATGCTCGAACATCTGGCCGCGCTGCAGCAGCGGCTGCGGCAATCGCAGGCTTGCCGAGTTCGCTGAGAAAGACGAGCGCTTCGTCACCATCTTTCTCGACCGCCGCCCGGGTGCGTTTCAGATTCCGCACCAACTCCAATTGGCGACGTGTCTTCTTCCACAGGTAGCCGACGCGGGCAACGCCGGTCTTGCCGCGGGGATAGTCCAGTCTGCCGGTCGTCATTGACAGATTCTTCCAGCGGAGCCGGCCGACATCCGCTGGCCCGAGTCCGCAGTTCACCGCGATCAGGATCATCGCTTTCCACGCGGGCGTCGCGATCGACAAGAGCTGGTCGATCTCATCTCCGGTGAAGATGCGTTTCTGGAGATCGGGCTTGCCCGAACGCATTCTGGCGACCCGCATCGATTCCGGATCGATTGCCGGAGCCACCCAATCGCTGCCCGTCGGCGGCTTCTGCATCCAGCCGTTTTTGGTGCCGTAGTTGAGCATCACGTTGATGTTCACCCGAACTCGGCGCCGCGCGTAACGGCCCAGCTTGCGCACACTGACCAAATGCGTCATGTAAGCGGAGAAATGCTCCGCCAGCATCCCGCTTACGGGCGTCTGCGGTCCGAAGAACGTCACGAACTTCGGGAGTTCGCACAGATAATCGTTGAGGGTCCGGAGCGAGAGATCGCCGGCATCCACCTTGCGCTTGTTGAACTGAAGGAAGCGGCCCATCAACTCCCCCAAAGTGAGGGCGGTCGAATCGACGCTTGCGATCAACCGCAAGTGATCCGTACCGGCCTTGATGGCCGTGCGACGCGTCAGCCAGCCCGTGGCCGGATCATGCAGGGCCCGCTCTCCTTTGGGATCGTCGTGCCATGCACCGAAATACTTGATTTCGCTGCGATGCGAGTGAGCATTCCAAACGGACTTGCACCACTGCCCGTTCCTGTGGGGACGCAGCGGAAACTCGGGATATGGGATGGACGGAAGATCGCTTCGCATGACGCCACCTGTGTCGGAACCTGTGTCGTGTGGGACACAGACTCTCAAAAAGTGGGGTCAGTTACCGAAAGGAAGTGGATTTTCTCACGAAAATCAACGTGCCCGGCTGGACTCGAACCAGCGACCGTCGGTTTAGAAAAGTGGCGCTTGCTCCCGACAACACCCCAAAAGCGATTCGCTTTCATCGAGTGATTACGAGTGTTAGGATAAAGGTAGGTAGCCTTGCAACACCCGTTAGCAACACCCGCTGAGAGCTCGCTATGGCCGTTTCTAGACCGAAGGGTATTCCCAAACCGTATCCCACGTTCCCGCTTTTCGCGCACGCCTGCGGCAGCTGGAAGGCGAAAATCGACGGCCGACAGCAGTCGTTCGGACCGACGCGGCCGGCCAATCATCCGGAGTATCGAGCCACGTGGCAGGCGGCGCTGGACCGCTACCATGAACTGCTCGAGGCGAGGGCGAAGGGTCTGCACAATGCCGCCCGGCCTTTCGACAACACCCTTCGCGAAGTGATCAACGCCTACCTGGCCGAGAAGCATGAGCGGACCGAAACCGGGGAACTCGACGTGCGAACTTTTGCCGAGGCCCGGGGGTCGCTGACCGACTACGGCAACGTCGTCGGCCTCGATCGCACCATTGCCCAGCTCGAGGCGGATCCCGACACCATTCGCGTCTACCTCAAGGCGCTGCGCATCAGGCTTGGTGTGCACGCCTACAACCGCACCGTGCGGTCCGTTGCTGCAATGTGGAACTGGGCCGGTTCTCCAAGCCGTGGCATCCTCGGCCGGCCATTCAAGTGGGTCGAGCTGCATGAGATTCGCAGCGTGCGCGAAGTCCGACGTCGGCACCGCGAAGACCGGGCCGAGGGTGTTCTGCGGTCCTGGACGGTGCCCGAGATCCACGCGATGCTTCGGTATGCGCGACAGCCTTTGAAGGCGGCCATCCTGCTGGGCTACTACGCCGCGTACGGCAACACGGATATCTCGGAAGTGCCGACCAACGCCCTCACCGTTTATCAGCAGGCGCAGCGGATCCACTTCCACGGCCGCAACGATGAGATCCCGGCCGGCTGGGGCATGATCTATTTCCCCAGACCAAAGACGGAGATGGATCGCTACGCGATCGTCCCGCCGGAAGTCGTAACGGCGATCGGCGAACTGCGCGGCAGAAAGGCGACTCCGCAAACCCGGCACCTGATGTTCCGGAGTAAGTCGGGCGGGCCGATGTTGATGAACAACGTAAAGCGCGACGAGAACCAACTGATCGAAAGTGTGAATGTGACGGACAACCTGGCTCAGCAGTTCGAACGGCTGGTCATGCGCCTGGGCTCGTGCGAAGTCCACGGCATCGTTGAGCGTCGGCCCTTTGCCCGGAAGGGCATGTTCTGTCCTGAGTGCGAGAAGAAGATCGAGCCGCTGATGAAGCGGGGCTTCTACTGCCTGCGCCACACGGCGACGACTTTCGCGAGCAGCTCGGGGGCGTCGAGTGACGCGCGCAGTCTCTTCGAAGGCCACAGCACCGGCGGCGTTCGTCAGGCGTTCTATCTGGATCCCAGCGAGATGCACGATCTACTCCTCATCACACGTGAACTGCGGTCGCGTCTAGTCCTCACACAAAAGCCTTCGGCCGAACACCAAGCGGACGCTTCGGTCGCTCCAGCACCATCGGCGGCCGAGGTGGTGGCGCCTTCGGACCATGGCCCGACGCTGCCCGCAGAAGCGACTCACCCGTGATGCGCTGAATCCCACGCTTGCCGCCCGACGCGAGCACTGTGCGTTTGAGGACTCCCGCCTTGATCAGCCGGTACAGCGTCATCCGGCTGACGTCGAGCAGCTCACACGCGCTCGCGTAGGTGTAAGCCTGGTGGGCTTGGATCATGGGACGTGGTGCGCTCATAATGGCTTTCCGTCCTGGCCGAGGCCGTAGATTTCGTCGAACGCCTGGGCGAAGCGCTCGTGAAGTGTGCTGGTCGGATCCGGTCGCCAGTCGTGTTCGATCATCCGCAGCCAGGTCGAGTCGATCGGCATACCGACTTTCACCGCGAACAGCCTGGCGGCCTGCGTACGCGTCAGGCCGGCGGCCTCTCGAGCAGCGACGAGCTCGCTGTCAGTCATCTGCAGTGACGACTTATCCAGGAGCGCGAGCAGCCGGCAGATCTTCCGCTTGTCCTGGTCAGCTAGGCCCGAAGCGTGAACGACGGCGAGCGTGGTGGCGAGACTCATTGCGGCATGCCCTCCGATCCGTAGACCGGCAGCGGCAATTCCATCGCCGGCGACGGTTGGCGATGCGGAGCGTTGGTGATGCCCCGCCAGGCCGATGTCATTTCACGTGTGAGTCCGTCGATCCAAAACTTGTTTCCCCAGTCGATCGGCGCCCAGATCCGCGGCTGGAACTGATAGGCGATCACGCCGAAGCGCCACACGCTGCCAGTCCAATGGGCGACACTGAGGCAGTCTTTGGTGACAACGCCCTGCGCGGGCGTGGTGTAGCGATCCATTCCGAACACGAGCTCACGCGGCCGCTCGCGAACCAGGACACGTGCGACATGCACATAGATCTCCTCTGGTTTGAGCGCGAGCGCGTGCATCTGTAGTCCGTCGGACGCCGCGACGACCATGTGAGGGATCTTGATGCCTTCCTCATCGAGCGAGATGCCGTTCATCCGATGGAATGCTTCGAGCACGTCCGACGCGTACGTACGCTCTGGCGATGCGCCGGCGATTGGCGGAACCGCCTTTGCACCGGTCATGTCGATCGAGATTTCGCTGAGACGTGGCGGGTTCATGATCCGGCCTTACCCTTTCTGAGTTCGTCGACCGCGTCGATCGCCGCTTTCGCATCCTCCATGACCTCATCCAGGAGCTTGCCCGGCAACAGACGCAGGACATCCAGAACGTTGGAGAAGGGTGGAGCGCCGCGGCGCATGCAACGCGCGTTGGCGATCGCCGCGGCGGCAGCTTCGACTTCTTCACTAGTGGCCTGGCTCATGATCGCGTCGCCTTTATCTCAAGTTCCTCGTACTGGTGGACGTGGGACTTGAACCCACACAAGCTGCCCTCACTAGCAGCCTCCGTTGCCCATTGCTTGACTCTCCGTTTTCGCTCGCAGGTTCGTTGGCCTGTTCGCGTCACTGAAAGCCCGGTGCCGGTTCGACCGCTCCCGGCTCGCTCCACCGTTGCCGGCTTCTCTCCCGGCTGTCACGTTGCGTTCTTTCTCGATTAGCTCCAGTGTGTCGCGTACACACATCCACGAGCCACGCTCAACGTTTCGTAGGAAGCACCATCACCGATCGCGCAGCCGATGCACGAGCTCGGCCTGCGTCTCTGGATTCATGTGTAGTGCTGAACACGCCCGGTTGTAGAAGCTCTGCCAGAAACCTCGGATCTTCTCATCCGGATGGAAGTAGCCGCAGATCTCTGCAGCGTGGAGAAGGTGCGTCACGAAGTGCAGCGGGTAAGGATCCATCGAGCCGAGGAACTGGCGGACCGCGACTTTGAGATCGACCGTGTAGCCCATGAAGCTGGTCGTGGTGTTTGGGTCGAACGATTCGTCGCTGGGGTTGATCGTGTCCCAACGCAGCGCCCACAAGATGGGCTTGCTCGGATCATTCTTCGGCGCGCCGTCGCAACCTCGCACCGCTGAGATCAACACTGCCTGCATACGGCGGGTGAGAGAGTGAGTCCATCGGCGCAGGATGCCGACGTCGCCGCGGGAGTCATCCCAAGGTCTTGCGTTTGTTTCGCCGCTTAGGGAGTCCTGGAGTTCGGTCGAGTCCATCTGGTTCCGGTCCTTTCTCTGAGAGTTCGTCATCGTGCCACCACACTGTTTGCCGATCGTCATCAACCACGAATCCGAGCCGCGTGAGATCCGCGATCGTCTCTTCCGGTAATGCCGTCCGGTGTCTGAAGCCGGCATCACCGCAGGCGGCATGAAGGCCGGCCAGTTTCAGCATGTCGTCGACATCCGGTTTGGGCCGCCTGGCCTTCACCATCAGCTGCCAGGCTTCGTTGGCGTTGGCTGGGTTCATGCCGATTTCCGTTGAGGCTTGATCGCCTGGAGCGTCCGGATCGCCGCGGTGACATCGCCGTCGAAGATGTCGGCCACGGACTCGAGTAGCCGCTGCCCGGTCACCGTCACCTGGTCGGCCGTCGCCCGGAACTTCTGCGGACGCCGGGCGTCGACGATCTCGACGTAACCCTTCGTGACCATGATGCGGACGAAGGTCGCGATCGACGTGTAGGCGGTCTTCCTGCCGGCGGCCCGGTAGTCGTCGCAGATGTCGCGCACGGTTGCCGTCTTGCGCCGCCACAAAGACTTGAGCACCAGGTACTCGGCTTGTGTCGGGTATGAACTCTTTGGCCTTCCCACGATGCAGGCTCCTTTCAATTGAGTTACAGATCCACGATTTCCAATTGCTCTGCACTGCTCAGGTCGATCGCGAACATCGCGGCCGCCCATGTGCGGAGCTGCTGATCGCTCAGCTCCAGTGCGTTCTCAAGCTCACAGATCTCACGCGATTCGATCCCCGTCGCCGCCGACGGCCGGAACTCCAGCCGCACTTCCAAGCCGTCGCGCACGATCCGTGCGTAGACGTAGCCAGGCGGTGCGTAACTGCTCGTCACGTCGGACGGCAGGGCGATCGAGGTTGGTCGTCGACGCTTGGTCATGTTCACTCGCAATCCTGCGGGCCGGATTTGAACCGGCATCTCCGAACTGTCGTGGCGGTACGGCGCTTGCCAATTAGCTACCGCAGGTCCATCAGCTGTTCGGTGTCGCCGGCGGCGTGTCGGGATCCACACCGCCGGCTGAGGGAAAGGAGGTCGGTTTGCCGCAGCCGAGATCGCTGGGCTTGAGCGTGGCGGCCGCGTGGTTCTCGCGCTTGATCGCGTCGAAGACTTCTTTGCGGTGGATGGACACGCCCTTGGGCGCCGTGATGCCCAGACGAACCTTGTCGCCGCGGATGTCCACTACCTCCACCTGGATGTCATCGCCGATCATCACCGTCTCGTCACGCTGCCTCGAAAGCACAAGCATCGCGTCACCGTCCTTGGCTCGAACCTGTTTCAAAAAGGCGCGCCGTTTACCCACCGGACACGCCGCTCACAGAACGTCCGTGAGTCCTGCGGATGCAGAAAATGCGGAGGAAGGAATCGAACCTTCAACCTCGGCGTTATGAGCGCCGTGCTCTGCCGTTGAGCTACCCCGCGTGATGTTCACGCGATGCGCACCCACGCGCTCACGCCCGTGTTGCGCACATCGCCAACTTGTGATTCGTTGAGAGAGCCGAGCGCGTCGAGCAGCGCGCTGAAGTGGCCGCGCTTGCACAAGCGACTCGCGAAGCCGACGCCGTCGAGCTGAGCGTCATCGCCCTGGCGACGCCATTCCTGGTTGATGACGACCGTCACGAGCTCGGCGTACATGGCGGATTGCGGGTCGGTTGAGACGTGCGTAGACTGCATGGGCCTTCCTCTTCAATCTGGAACCCGCCGCGGTGTGGAGCCGTCGGCGGGTTTTTTGTTGGTGGGTTACTGAACGGCTGCGGGTTGAGCGTTCGTGTCGACGGGTTCGGAAGGCGCAGCCTCACCGGACGAAGATGCTGGCGCTCCGGAAGTCTCAAACTGTTGAGACGCGATCGTGCCGTCGGCGTTCACCGTCGTCTCTACCGAGTGCGAACCTTCCGCGGCGACATCCAGTCCGGCGACCAGCGTTGGCATCGTGAGCAGGTGCTCGGCGATCGCGTCGAGGCGCGTCTGTACAACCTTCGAGGCGGCCTCGATGATCGTGTCGGCGTCGGATCCTTTTGTGACGCGATGCGCGTTGTTGAGAACATGCACGGCATCAGCAACCAGCTCGGGCACCTTGCCCTCGGGGGCCGGCCACGTATCGACGGAGATGTTGCTTGATGCCTTCCACTCCTCCGCGGTGACGGACTTCAATCGGTCTTCAAGGCTGCGGATGGCGATCGCCGCGACGGCGGCCGACACAACACCGGTAAGCGATAGGGTTCGGGAGATCTCGGTAAACAGGGCAGATGACATGCTGCGTTCCTCTCGGGGTTGAAATGAATCGTTCGTTCTCTAATGGCCGAGGAGAGTCGGGGCCGGGACACTGTGTCCGTTCATCCGTGCGGCCCCTCCTCCTCAATTTGGGTCGTTACCGCTGCGCGACTTCACGCGGCGTGGTTTTGATTCGGGATCTGAAAAGGCGGCGCGTAGCGCCTTCACGGCGTCTTCGAACGTGCCACCGTAGATGGTGAACGACGAGGAGCCCTTCCCTCTCAAATTTCGAATCGTCACCCGCGCGGTGCTCGCCGCCGGTCGTTCAACAGTCATTGTTGAATCGGTCAACATAGGCGGCAGATTAACCAGGCGGCAACGTGTGTCAATCGTTTTGTTGAATAACTCTATTCATCTTCAACATGGATTGTGCGCAAGGGATTGTCAGAATGTTGGTTGTGGAAAAGAAAGTCGTCGTAAATTTATCGATGCCCGAGAGTATTCATGCGGTCTACGACTCGCTCTCGAGCGAGGTCGGCGGCAACTCGAAGTGGACAGTGATCTCCGCTGCTATCGTCGCGTTCAGCGAGCTCACTCCCGACCAACAGCGCACATACATCGGGCGTGTTCGTGCAGCCGACGGAGATCCTGCCGGCATGGAGCAGCTGCTCGCAGATGCCGTTGATGGGCATTTACGCGTCTCGGTGGACGCGGAGATCAAACGGCGACACGAATTGGCAGAACGCAGTAAGGGTCGCGCGGCCACCGGGCGAGTGGTCGAGCAGCGAATTGCTGCTCGACGCGCGCCAAAGGGCGAGGAAAAGAGGTAAGCGATGAAGCGAATTGCGATCTCCTTCGTTCTGATGTGCTCATGCCTTGTCGGACTAGGAGAGCCGGCGACAAAGCCGACGGGCGAAGGTGTTAAGCCTGTTGCTGACGGCGTATGGGGCGTGAAGGAAGGGGCACCGTCAGTAGCACAAGTGATCATCGAGGCCCAGCGCGAATGGCGAGCGCAGCACATGAAGGGCATTCGCGAGTCAATTTCTTTGAATGGCCGGGAGCTGCGGAAGACGGCACTGTCTGCGGAGCGTCGCAAAACGATCCGCGATCAGAACCAAAAGCTCCAAACTGAATTGCGGGAGTTCATCGCCGAAGACCAGTTCCTAATGCCACGCCAGGGCGTATACGGAATGCTGGAGGACGGCTGGGGATTGATGGTTAGTGCCGACGTCGTACAGGTGGTCGACAAGAACAACGCCATAGTCGCCGACGGCAGTGGTCGCAAAGCATGGCTCACTAGTGTGGACACATCCGGCGTTGTCGACCATGAGCTATGGATGTTTGAAAAGCCCATCCCGATGACGGTTGGTCCGACAAAGACTTATCCGACCGCGTCGGGCGGCTCCGAGACCGTGCGAACTTTCCAGCCCTTCGACCTCAGCAACATTGTTCGAATCAAGAAGAACTAAGCAAAGAGAAGATCATTCGCGCACGCTGTTCGCGCGACAAAGCCGCGGCGAGGTCGTCGACCTCGCCGCGAGCGTTTCAGCAACTGGACTACGATTTGAAATATCCGCGCACCTTTATGCGCACGCCGCCCCGGCGGATGATGGGCGCAGCAGCGACTCGATCATCTTCTCGGCCTCGTCGCCGGTCAGTACTTCGTAGCCGGCGTAACGCGGATCGAATGGGCCAGTTATCGGCCAGCCGCTTCGCCAGGACACGACCACGCCGCAGTGATCGCAGAGGAACCAGCACGGCGCCATCGCGCCACCGAGCTTCAGATCGATCTTCGGCTCTCCGATCTGCACACTCGCCGCGTTGATCGTCTTGCCGCAACGCGGGCACTCGCAGCGACGGCCGCTGCGGCCGCACTTGCGCTGCCAGTCCTGTGAGTCGAGATCAGGCACGTAACGGAACCTGTCGTCCGTGTCCGGCTGCCGATCATCCGTGATCTTGGCCATCGCCGCCGCCGGATCGGCGGCATTTGTCCCGCCGAAGTGCCGGAAGAGCTGGTCCACGAGGCGCAGCCTCATGCACTCCTTCAGCCAGCAGACGATCATCGCGCCGTCACTCTCGACGCCGCGCTCTTCGATGAGCGCCCGCAGCTGCGGATCCGACTCGGCCGCCCGCCGAAGGTACGCATCAATCGTGCCGCGGTTGTGCTGAAGCTGGAAGCGCCAGACGTGAACGAACTCGTGCGCGATCGAGCCGAGGGCACTGTCGGCCGAGTGCTTGCGATGCACCAGGATCTCGTTGGTGAACGGGTCCCAGGTGCTCATCGCCGGGAGGCCGTCGGCGTTCTTTAGTTCATCATCCGTGATCAGGACGCGGTAGCTTCCAGCCCCCGCAACGTTCAAGGTGCAAATCGCTTGGTTCATCGGTGATGCTCCGGATATTCCCCGTTCCATGAGGTGAGTCGTCATCCACGTATGACATTCGAACCATACCGTACAAATGCCGAACATCAACACTGACTTCAAACAAATGCGATCGGGTGATTCATTGGTTTTCAAACGAACGAATCGCCCGGCAAACACGCTTCGTGCGGCGACGTGAATTTCCTAGCTTGCGCGCATGGGACGGAACCAAAAATCTCAACTGTTCAATGCAGACTGTTTCTCCATCTTGCCCACACTCTCCGATCGCTCAGTGCAGTGCGTGATCACCGACATGCCTTACGGCACAACCGATTGCCACTGGGACAAGGCACCGGATCTGGACGCCTGGTGGATCCAGCTCGAGCGCATCGCGACCGAGGGAGCCGTGTTCGTGCTGTTCGCCGCGCAACCGTTTACGACAGCGCTCATCAACTCGCGGCCGAAATGGTTTCGCTACGATCTGACGTGGGACAAGGTAAGGGCGGTGGGGCATCTCAACGCGAACCGGCAACCGATGCGCGTGCACGAGCAGGTGCTGATCTTCTGCCGCCGGCCGGCCCTGAGCACGTACAACCCACAGTTCACTCCCGGTACGCCGTACCGAACGAAGAAAGCCGGCGGCAAGTTGTCCCAGGTCTACAGAGCGTCCAACGCCTACAGCAGTGTCAACCCCGGCCGCCGGCATCCGACGTCGATCCTGAGATTCGAGAAACCGTCACAGCGCGATCGGCTGCACCCAACGGAGAAGCCCACGTCGCTTCTCGCCTGGTTGGTGCGGAGCTACAGCAAGCCAGGGCAAACTGTTCTGGACACATTCATGGGGAGCGGGTCGACGATCGCCGCGGCGATCGCGGCAGGGCGGCACGCGATCGGGATTGAACGGGATCCGGAGATCTTCGCGGCCGCTAGCCGGCGGATCGAACGCGTTCGCGAATAGATGTTTATTCGCCGAATCGGCGCGGTACACTTTCGCGGGCCGACGCCGCTCGCCGCCGGCACATTCAATTTGGACAGTGGGCACATCTCGATCGCGGGGCTCTTATGAAGTGGGTTGTAAGCGGGCAATGGAAGATAGACGGCAAGGCAGGCAGCGTCACCGTCGACGCGAACGGTATGCGCGAGGCTCTGGCAGCTGCCAAGGATCTCGGCTTCGACGGCATTGAGGCTGTGAATGTCGGGACGACTGCGAAGAAGAAATCGCAGTTCCCTGATTCAAAGCGCGCGCCGGAGGAAGCGTACGGTTTGACTCGTCGAATGGCGTGGTGGGCGATCGTCATTGGCCTGTTTCTGTCACCCGTGCTCTTTGGGATTCCCGCGATCGTCTGGGGAGTTGTGGCGATCGCCAAAATGAATCGCATGCGTGGAAGCTAGTTCGCTTGCCCACCTGAATACCGAAACATCCGGTTCCACCGCTTGCGCCGATCGCTGCAGCCGCAGGTGGTGCCGAGTTTCTTCCACAGCTTTTCATACGCGCTGCCGATGCCGCCGGTATCGGCGAGGCGTTTGAACGTGTCGCCCACGCCGACGTCGGCCGCGATCTTTCGTCGCGCGATGAGTCGAGCCCAGAGCGGCCACCGATCGCGCGGCGATGACTCAATTGCCGCGGCGATCGGCGCGGTTTCGTCGACTTTCGAGTTGTCGAATCGCCCATCTGGACACACGCCGACGCTCAGAGGCACGGGGCGGTCGGAGAGGGCACAGTCGCTGCGCGTGATGTCGCCGCCGCGGTAGTGCGGGCAGGTGGTGCAGGCTTCGGACGCGGCTGTGCGGCGCTGCACTAGTGTTTGATAAATCAATCCACCCACTCCACTTCCAGTCCTGCGGCATCACTCTCGTCTTCGATTTCAAACTCGACGACGTTCTCTCCGACACCGAACCACTCCTTGAGCAACAGGAACGCCGTCTTGACGGAAAACTCATTGTCTTCCGGCTGATCAAATGTCGTCAGACGAACAATGCCGTTGATGGTGATGCTAAGAACATGGTTGTCACTGGCGATCAAGCCAGCGATGTCCTCGGTGATTCCGCCTATCACAGTGATTTTCGTGCGGTAGATTCGCACCCCGCCGTATCCGGAGCCAAACTCGTCGATTCCTATCCATGTCGCATCCGACGCGGGCGTCACCCATGCGCCGTTCGGGAATGTGACGATTGTGGCGGCTGTGAAAACTCCTCCGCCATTCGACGTCTCTACATCCCAGTGCAAATCGAAGCCGCCAGAAGACTCCTCACCCGTGTTCCACTTGATGACCTGGCTATCACATGGGTCATCGCAGGGATCGTCCAGGCAGGGATCGCACGTCATCGGCGAAAGCGACAGCTCCACTACGTCTATTTTCAGTCGGGTGCTCGAGTGGGTTACGCGCGGACTTGCCGGAGTCCCTTCGCCGGTAGAGCTGAAGGTTGGTTGCTCCAGGACCTCGGCTTCCGCTTCGATGATCGTGCTTGGGCAATCGCCGGTGCCTTTGAAGTTGTATCGCTGGCTGTAGGGAATGCCCTGAAACTCGATGCCCGTGAACAAATTGCCGATCCAAAGCGACTTGCCGCCGCGCGCAAGGTGAAACTGTCGGCCGTCCTCATCAATGCCAGTCCATATCGGGGTGGACGGCCAGTCGCCGCGCGAGTCGGGATCTTCCCCGACAGTCAGTCGGCTGGACATCAGTTGCCTGAGCTGGCCCTGCCAGATGATGCGCTGCTCGTCCGTGTCGCCATCCGTGACTTTAAGAACGGCGTCATAGCAGCGGTCGCAATCCTGGGCGCCGGGGTTGCTGCGCTCGCCTACGGTGGCTGTTGCCTCCATGCCGGTGACGAAGTTGTAGTTGGCATAAGCCGGATCGCGGTCGATGTAGGAGGAGGCGGTGAAGTATGCGCCGCTGCGAGGAGGCCAGAAGACACCCGACGGATCATCCAGCGATCCGGGCGTAAACGTGAAAGTGTCTGTGAACGGGTCGACGTACTCGGTTTCGACGTCGCCTTCGCAGACCGATGGATTCGGCTCTCCAGGCCCCGGTGGCACCGAAAATGAAAGGGCTTCATCCCACTTCTGCACGGTGTGATATCCACCGGTGACGGGAAACGCGTGAAGCGGGCCGATGTTCTTGTAATGATGGTTCTCGCTCTGGGTCTCGTAAGGCGTCCCGCTCGGAGGGTCATAGTGATCGGCGTAAAAGTTGTTCCTGTACGTGATGCGCCCGCCGCCCGTGCTTCCATAGCTGGTGCTCGACTGAAACATGACGAACGTTCGGAAGCTCACGTTGCCGTAGCTGTCGACGTGCACGGATGATTCAAATCGCTTGTTCCAGTCTCCCTCGTCAGCCAGCGCGACGTCCTGGTACGTGTGGTTCTCGACGTAGTATTCTTCCGTGTTGATTCCACCCGGGTAGTGATAGCTGAAGTTGCCGTCGTTCACATAAACGATCCCCTCGAAGTCGTTGCCGCTTCGCCGAACGGTGTCGAGGAGGGTGACTGTGTTCTTGAGGCGCGGCATTCCCTCCATCGTGTCGAAGACGTACTCATCCCCATTGAGCGCTTTGCGTTTCACGAGGAGGCCGATGTGGGCGTTATCACAACCGACGCTGGTGTTGTCCGTGAGCGTGTACGAGCTGCCGACAACCTCCCACTTCGATTTGACCTTGATCATCACGCCCGGATGCTGTGCGGGGTGATCAGGTGGAACGCCCCACGATTCAAGGACGCCGGGGTCAGTTTCGGCGATGAACTGATCGATTGCCCACTGGCTGCTGTAAAGGCGGCCGTCCATGCCGACGCCTTCTATCCACATGTCGGTTTCACCGGACGCGGCGGTGATGCTCATGGTGACGTCGAGCGGAAAAGCGATGCGGCCGTCGCATGCTTCGAGCCCTCCCTCGGTGCCGCAGGGGCAGCCGCACCCGCAGGTGTCATCGCCACCGCAACCACAGTTGGGACAGCGCCGCTTCCGGATGAGGCTCACTCACACTCCACGTCTGGAATGTTCGGCCACTCGAACCGGTAAGCCCACTGATCGCCTTCGAGGTAGGGGCCGGTCACTCGAAAGGGCTTTCCCAGTGGCGCGGGCCGAACGCCGGTAACACCATCGGTGCCGATCGTGTACCCGCTGGCCGCCGTGCCGTTGTTGCCGACCTCGATGTTGTTGAACGCCAGCGCGTCCTCTGCGACCGGGTTACCGAGGCCGGGTCCGTCGAAAAGATTGCCGGTGTAGATCCAGTGGTTGGTGCCGTCGGAGTCTGCGGCCGTCGCGACGAAATGGAGATCCTGTCCTCGCGGCTTTTCATTGCCGACGTCTGTCGTCTTTCCGCCGCTGAAACGGTACTCCGTCCATTCCTTCACGACGGAGGCGATCGCCCGAGCCCCATCGACCGAAATGCGGGCTCGAGCGGATCCGGATTCGCCCATCTCAAAACTCCCAGTCGAAATAGCCGTAGTTGGCAGGGATCGAGTTTTCGAACTCCAGGTACACGAGATCTCCCTCCGTCCAGCCGTTCGGAAGTCCGACACCGAGAGCGCTGATCGGCCAGCTGACGGGCCGCTCGCGTTTGGTATCTGGATCAATGATGCGCCGTCGATTGCCTCCGCTGGCAAACTCGTAATTGCCGTGATTGAGAATCTTCAGGTTCCAACTAGTCTTGATCTCGAAGCGCCACTCGTGAGCAACACAGAGGTAGCCGTTGATGCGGTCACGGGTCGCTCTGCCGCCAGCGTAGCGGAGCGTTTTTGGCGGAAACGTGACGCCGTCGATGGTGACATTGGCGTGATTGACCACGTTGTATTCAGAATCGGAGTCGAAGCTAAGGAGGTACTCTTCTCGAAAACCTCGGATGATCGCGGCGAACTTCGCGACGTTGGTTGTCGGCTTGTCCGCGAAGATCTCGATCGGGTCGTAGGTTGGAGGATCGCCTGCCGTCACTTTAGACGTTGCGATGTATCGACCTAATGCGTCCTTCGAGATCGGCTTTGATTCGTCGTAGCGCAGGAACTCAACCGTGTCCTTTCGCATCAAGGGGTTTTCGATGTACTGGACGCCGTCGCGGTAAGAGAGCTCAAGCGTGAACGATCCGCCATCGATGGTGGAATCGATCACCTTTGGCCGGCGCCGACGCAGATAGATACCGGTATCCGCGGCGATCTCGGCGCCGATCTCCAGGTCGACCGGACTGCCCAGGTGGGTGATCGAGTCGAGCGCCTTCACAGCGAACGGGTCGTATGCGCCAGTGAAGGTGATGTCGTACTCGACTTCAAAACCGGAGCCGGCGTCGTCGGTCGTCCCTTCGTGCTTGATGAGATCGACTTCGGTAATCGTCATTGTGTTTACCTCGAAATGTCCACTGGAACATCGCCATCGCGCGTGATGCGATCGGCGATCGTTTTCAGGTACCCGGTCGCCTCTCTTTGCAGGTTGAGGATTGGGTTTTCGGCGTCGATGACTTTTCCGCTCCGCGTGGCCGCGAACTCATCTGCGGCAGCCTTGTCGTCACTGGTGATCAGTTGCGGCCGCGAGGTGGCAATGGATGCGGCGTAATCCTGAAGTGTCTTGTTCACGCCAAAGCGAAGCTCCTGGTCAGTGAGAATCCGGTTGCCGTTGGCGTCAACCAGCTGTCCCTGGCGTTTCAGACTCTCGAGTGCTTCATCTCGGCGCTGCTCGGCGGTCTTTGCGTTCTCGCGCGTCTGAGCCGCGGCACTCGCGTCACCGGCGATCTGCCGCGCCTTGATCTCCTTGTCGAGCTGCTGACGCGTGTAGCCGACGCCAGTGTCGGCGATGCGTTTACGATTCTCTGCTTCGACTTCTTCGCGGATCCGCTCAAGCGAGGTCCTGGCGAGCGTGATGCGGATTCCGCCGCCGATTTCCTGCAGCGTCCGCTTGAATTCCTCGGCCTGGCGTTTTGCCTCATCGGTTTCGAGTCGAACTTTCACGCTCGCGATGATGGACTCGTCGACGTTGTTAGCGCGAAGCCTTCCGATCTCCTGCTCGATAGCATTGCCGCCAATGAAACCGGGCCCGGACAGAAACGACTTTGCGCCCTCGGTAGCGTCGAACTTCTGACGCTCTCGTCGAACCTCTTCCAGCCGTTTCACGTACCGCTCGGCCTGTTCATCGAACAACCTAAGATTATCAATGGTGGGCTTGAGCTCGAGGAACTCGTTGCGGGCCTGCACCAGCGGATCGCCGGCCATCGTCTCGCGGGCACGTTTCAGTGAATCGATCTGATCATCGACAGCCCGCGTATCCTCGGCGGCACCGAGCGCGATGTTCCTGTTGCGTTCGGAGATTTGTGTCAGGAGTCGCAGCCGCTCTTCATAGAGTTTGTTGGCATCGGCAATCTGGCCGTCGCGAGCATCACCGATCAGCTTGTTCGACGTTTCCAGCCCGGTGATCTGGCTCAGTGCGGCCGCCGATGTCTTCCCGTCCCGGCCCTTTTGATTGCGAAGTGCGTTGATCCGAGCCTTGTTCTCGTCAATGAGCTTCTTTGCTTCCTCTGTCGCTAGGCGAATAGTCTCATCGCGCCGGGCGCCGAGATTGGATGTCTCCTCCACCTGGCGGATGTTCACAGCCTGCACCCGACCCTCGCGCCCGCCGCGCACGGAGCGATTTTCCCGTTCGTAGTCGAGCGCCAGCTGGCGAGCGTTCTCCTTCTGCAGCCGCTTGCGCTCCTTCAGAATCGTGTTCGCGTACTCGCTTGCACGGTTCTGCAGCTCCAGCGTTTTGTTGAACTCTTCGGCCTCCTGGCGGACGCCGGTCGCCAACTCGTGGATGTTTTCGAAGGATTCGATTACGCCGCGGAAGATCGGAAGGGAACGGCCGACCGCGTTGGTGATGCCGAGCACCTCGCCAGTCGCGCCGCCGCCGAAAAACGAGGCGTCGGAAAGCCCACCCTGGTCGCCCAGCCGTTTCTGTTCGACGGCGGCGGCTGTCGCCTGCGCGAGCGTATCGGCGACAAAACCGCCGATCAGGCCAGCGATACCGAACTTCGCACCCTTTTTCAGGTCGAACTTACGGCCTCCGGTCAGATCGTCGAGAGCACCGGCAAAGGACTGCAGGCCGCCACCGCCGCCGCCGCCCGCGGTCGTTTTACCACCATCCGATCCGCCACGCTCAAACTCCCGCCTTGCCGCATTCTTCTGAGCGCGATCCTTGGCGGCAACCTCTTCCTGGATCCCCCGGATCGCATCACGCTGCGCAATGGCGCGGTCCTTGCGCAAGGCCTTGGCTTTGGCGGATCGCGCTTCACGCTCGCGCCGCTCCTCCTCCGCAACGCGAGCGGCCGCGGCCGCCCGCTCCTCGTTTGCGCTCTTGAGCGCTAGCGACCGTTCTTCGTTGGCGCGTTCAACAGCGGCCGCCCGCTCTTTCGACCGTGTCTCCTTCAACTGCTTGGCACGTTCGTCACGCGTGCCGCGTCCCGTGACTTCGCCGAGGGTGCTGTCGATCTGTTTGAGGATCCGTGGATCCACTCCCAGATTCTTCAGCGCCGCGAACTGCTTCTCGGTCGCCTTCAGCTTTCGCGTATCGACGGTACCGGTATTGGCGAACGCCGTTTTCAGCGTGCCCAGGTTGCGCACGGCGTCGCCGATGCTCTGATTGACCTTCTCGAGGGCCTCCTCTGACTTGTCACGCAGCTGTTCGAGCGGCGTGGCCTTGATGCGGTCCAGCTCCTTCTGGACCTCGGTCATCACTACTTTGACGTTACCGGCCGAAGCGGTGACGCCGATATTCGGTCCGGTTGGCGTACCCATGATCAGACCTTTCCTTTCGCGCGTAGTTTCGCCGCGGCCGCTGCGGCGATCTTCTGCTCGGCTTCGGCTTTGCGCAAGGCAATGCTCAGCTCAGGAGGCAACAGGCTGTCCAGCGAGGGAGCCTTGTCGCCAAGGACTTTCAAGGCGAGCCACCAGGACGCTCGCGCGAGCAGGCGATCGCGCCAGTCGACCCGCCTGTTTGCCTGATGTCGCTTCTCACTGGTGAGATTGAGGTACTCGACCAGGTCATCCAGCTGGTCGGGTGTTAGCGATGCCTTCAGGTGGTCTGGGTGGACGAAACCGCGTTCCCAGGCGAGGTCGTACCAGGCTTGCCAGTGAGTTCCGCGAACTGTTTTTTTTGGGTTTCGCGACGCACCTTCCACCAAGCTACGAATCGATCGAAGACAAAAGCGAGCGGCGATTCGTCGAGCTGCGAGAGCGCCGCGGTGTCCTCGCCGCTAAAGACCTGCTTGCCGTCGGCGTCAACGAGGACCAAGCTCGTGACGGCCGCCGCAACACAGGTGCCCTGAGGCAGGTTGTGACCAGTGACGAAATCGCCGTACTGCTCGGCCTCCAGCGCGTTGAGGTTGCGCATGAAGAGCTTCCCCTCCGTGCCGGGCCAGTGAGGAACATTGATCGGTTCGAGCACGCGCTCGAACGTTGTACCGAGGATCTGATGTTTGAGATTCATACTGTCAACTTTCATGAAAAGGGGGTCGTGATATCACTTTGTCCCAGCGGACGGCTCACGAGCCGCCGGTCACCGTCGCCGCCGCTACGAGCGCGAGGTCTTCCTCGTTGGCCGGCATGAAGGAAACCGTCATCTGCACGTCGCCCTCGTCGACCAGCTCCAGGATGTCGAGCGACTCCACCCAGCAGGTTTGAACTTGGGCCTTATCCGAATCGCCCAGGACAACGGCGACAGGCACGGTGTCCTCGGTTTCAAGCCGCGCCTTGATCGCGTCGTACTGAGTCGCGTCGAACTCGAGAGTGACGGTGACCGGGCTCGGCGTGACGGCGCCGGGTACTCGTTTGATGAGCCGGCTGGCGGCATTCAGGCAGGGCCGCTTCTCGCGAAACGCTCGCGTCAGGCCAGAGGGTTTGGCCTGCACGACGCAGCCGGCAGAGGTCCAGGGACCATGCGTTGCGACCGTGGCGCCCGTGCCGAGATAGACGTCCGTTCCAATTGCGAAGAAGTCCATTGTGTGCTCCTTGGGGTTATGCGGTCAGCTTGACCGCGGTGACTTTGAAGTCGATCGACTTCACGTAAGTGGTTTCGTCGCCCTCGTCGTCCTGGGCGATGTCGGTTTCATCGTGGAGGTTGATGCGCTTGATGCCGTAGGCCGTGCCGGTTTCGGTGTGGCCGATCAGGAGATCCTTCACCAGTTCGGCGATCGTGTTGGCCTGGTCATAGCTGCCGGCTTCGATGTACATCCGGATGATGCCGTCGTACTTCTTCGACGAGCAGTTGAGCCGCCGGCGGTTCTTCATCTCCACCGTTTCGTACGCGATCCAGGGCGTCTTCTCGCGCGAGCCGTTGACCGGCCTCACCGCGGTAAGCGCGGGGATCTCCGTGGCGACGCGCACGCCCATGATGTCGGCGACGGAAATTGCGTTCATGCTGCCTGGCCTCTCTTGCGCAGGGTTTCGGTGATCGCGCGATTGACGACGATCGCGCCGAGCCGCAGCGACTCGGACCGGGCCGCTTCCTCGGCGAGCGTGCGGAATGGAAACGGCTTGGCACCTGGATGCATCGCGCCAAAACCCTCGTAAACCTGTCGAGTCCTGAAGTAGGTTCTGCGCTTGCCTCCCGCGGACCGCACGGCGACAGCCTCATAGTTGCCGGTGGCCTTCCGTCGCAGGTGATGCGGTTTGGTGCCGTAGTTCAGCAGGTGGGCGTAGTTTTTCGGCCGTACCGTCTTTCCCTTCCAGCTGCCGCGAAACTCTCGGTCGGGCCCGACAACGCCAAACGCGACATTGTTGTTTTCGTAGTAAGTGTTGCGCGTCACGATCGATTTGCGCAGGAAGCCGCCGCGGCGGTGCTGCAGCAGCTGGCTGCGCATCGCTCGCGCGTACGGGATCATCATCGCTTCAACAGCTTTGGGCAGGGCATCCCACACGCCAAAGGGAATGCGTGAAATCAATGCCTTCACCTCATCCACACCGGTGATGAGGATGTCGCGAGTTCCGTTGCTCATTTTTTCGATCGGTAAACGTTGAGTGTGGTCCAGCGGGGCTTGTCCTGGCCGACGTCCTCGACGTGGTACTCGACGCCGTCGAGCATCACGTGCCAATCCACCGTCACGGCCGAGACGTAGCGGATCGTGATGATCGCTTCGGTTCGCAGCTGAGCCTGGCGGAAGCGGGGAACATCCCGAGTCTTAAGGCCTTCGACCTTCGCCGGCAGGTTTGCGGCGTAAGGAACGTAGTTGACGAGCTTCTGCCCCACGCGCGCGTCACCCTCGACGGGCCGCAGCAGGGTGACCCGTTCTTTCAGCTCGCCGATTTGGGTGCTCATGCTTCACTCGTTGTGATCTTGAGGTGCCCAGCAGCCATCAGCGTCCTGAATCCGACGGCTACCGGATCTTCCCAGCCGCCGGCGCCATCCATCTGCTCGACACGGTCGGGGTTCACTTCCGCCATCCGCACCGTGAGATCCCGCGATCGCCCGGCGGTCTCACGAAAGAGAAGCATTTTTGCGCCGACCTCCGCCGCCAGGTGAGAGGTACCGCTGTCGGTGCCGACATAGAGCTTGCAGTTCTGCAGCAGCTCGATCGCCGCGTCGGTGTCATAGTCACCGCTGTGGTGGGTCTGGCCGGTGAGCTCGCAGCTGGTGTCCTTTCTCCCGATCACCGCGAAGGTAAGGCCGGCCGCGGTGATCGCGTCCGCCAGCTGCTGCCAGTGCTTCCAGTTGCGCTCGGGGCAGAACGCGCGATTGCGCACGCCGAGGACCACGTCGGCCGTCAGCCCGCGTTTCTTCGGTTGGAATGGGATGCGCTGGCCAGGCTCAATGATCATCACTTCCTGCTCGGGCGCGAGCATGCCGGCCTTCACCGCGTAGTGATCGGGGTACCGCACGCGGAGCTCCGGCCAGCGGAGCACGCGATTGCGCAGCGTTCCGACTTTCCGGAAATCCGGAATCGGATCCTCCCAATCGGTCACGAACGACGTCGCCGACGGGTACAGAACTTCGTGTCCCGGCCGGCAACAGACGACCTTCTCCTTCGCGTGGTGAAAGTGCACGAGGCGGATATGGCTCATGATCTCATGCCCGAACTCGCCGACGAACGGCAGGAACAGGCAGGGCTTGTCCTTCCCGTGAGTCAGTCGATCGAGCAGCAGCTCGTGAGGCGAGAGCCGCGAAATCATCGCGAAGGTGCGCGTCGGTTTCGGGTTCACCGGCGGCGTGGCTGCCGGCGCCTTCTGGGACGCAGGCTTCTCCAACCGCTTCCGGAGAATGCGGCCCTCCCGCTGCGCCATGGCCAGATCACGCCGGAGCTTGGCGATTACAGCTTCCGCGGAGGGAATGGGATCCTTACTCATTAGAAAATACCTCTCACGCGGTTGAGCCTGAGCAGCGAGGTCACCGTCAACGGGATGTCCGTGGAGATCGTGCCGATGACGACCGGCTGCCGCATTTCGTACCAGTGGGCAACGAGGAACTTGATGGCCGCTTTGAGCTGAGCCGGCACCGCGGCCGCGTTGGCATGGCCGGCCGTGAAGGTGACCGTCACCGCGTTTGGCCGGCCGCAGTCCGCCGTCGGCCAGCAGGATGGCCAGGCAGCGATGCGCGGCGGACGGGAATCGGCGTCGACGACATACTCCGCAGGATCGAGCGTCTGCTCGACGCCGGCGTAGTCGAAGTACTTCACCGACCCCACCTCGAGCAGCGGCGAACGCATCAGGCGCAGCGGCCCGTTGCGCGGGAAGTCGTCGAACGACTGGCGCAGCGTCGTTTCGATCATGATGACGCTGGTCGACGTTTCCACGTACTCCCGGGCCGCCTGGATCAATGACCGAACGTAGTCGTTGTCCTCGTTTGTGGAGATCCGGCAATGCTGCAGGACCTCGGCGAGGGTGACGGGCTCGGACGCCGGCGGGGTGACGTTGACGATGTTCATGTTCAAAGGCGTGCCGCACCGGTCAGGGTGCGGCACGCTGCTGGTTAGTAGGAAGGTTTCAGGTCGCGGCGGGACTTGATGACCGTGACGCTGATCGGCGTGCCGGTGCCATGCGTTCCGCTGAAGTCCGGAAGGATCTTCAGGTAACGCTTGGCGCCGATGTAGTCCACGCGGGCAACCGTCGCCGCGGCGTGCGCGGCGATGAGCGAGCGAACAATGCCGCCCGTTCCCACAGTGGTATCGGCGTTATCGCCGAGGATCACATCCGACGAGGTCACATCGGAGTAGGTCGAATCATCATCACTGTGGGTGACTTTGAACTCGATCTTGTTGGTGCCGCTGAAAGTGATGCCGCCGACGCCAACGGCGATCTGGATCGACGCGGAGTTGCATCCGAGCAGATCGACGGCGACGGGCGTGGGATCAGCGGAGAGCACGATGGGCCCGACCGCCGGAACTTGCGAGAAATCTACAGGCTTACGATACATGGGGTTCTCCCAGTGAAAATCAGGGTCAGTAACAGAACAGGGGAGGAAAGAAGCAGCGGCGGCGCCCTCCCTCGCGCCGCCGCCGCGATCGATCAGGTCGAGCACTTGATCAGCTTGAGCGCCTCGAAGTTGATCACGCCACCGCCAACGCGCTTGGTGGTGTAGAACTTCACGCGGCCCTTCTTCGTGAACGGATCGCGCAGGACGCGGATGCCCTGGCGATCGACGATCTGATACGCCTCCTTGAAATTGCCGAAGGCGATCGGGAACGCGTTCGAACCGGTTGCCGGCATGTCCTCACCCAGAGCCAGGCGGTAGCCGAGCAGGGTGGCCGGCTGCCCGACCTGGATGGAGGGCTGCCAGAGGTAGTTGCCCTGGCCATCCTTGAACTTGCGGATCTTCGTGGCGGTCGACCGAGCCATCAGCCAGGCTGCGCCTTCTCGATAGGCTTGCTTGAGTGCGTCCTCGGCGTCAAACAACACGTCGGCCGGGTTGCTGCTCGCGAAGGTCGTCGCCGCGCCGGTCACCACGAAGCCGATGTTGCCCCAGGTGAAGCTCGCGTTGGCGACATTGGTGTAGCTCAAGATACCGCGCGGCTTCTTGACTCCGTTGCCACTGACGAATGCCGTCGCCTCCGTGCGACCCAGCTTCGCGCCGACTTTGTCACCCAGCCACGCTTCGACGTCGAAATCCGCGTCGTCGAGCATGTTCTGGGTTGCGTGCGGCTGAGCGTACATCTCGTGAACCTTCAGTTCCCAGCCGCCCAGGTCCGCGGTGTCGGTTTCGGCATCGCGCGCCGTGCTGTCATCCTCACCGACCCAGCCGACCGTTACTTCATCGTTGTCGTAGATGCCTTCGACGGATGGCTTGGAGGTGTTCTGCACGGCCGCCAGCTCGCGCAGCGGCGAGGATTCGTACACCTTCTTGATCATCCGGCCGGAGATATCAGGCGAGACGAGGTAGCCATCGCCATCGGCAGCCACCGACAGGACGTTGAGCGTCTCGCCGCCGAGCTTTTTCTCGCCAAGGCGCCAGTACTCATTTTGCGCCTTCTTGAAGTTTTCATACGCCTCGGCGTCGAGCTTCTTGCCGGTGAGCTTGTTGAAGGCGTTGATGTGCTTTCGCACCTCGGCCGAGTTCTCCGCTCCTTCGCTGCCGGCACCACCCAGCGTGATCCGGTTGATGGCGGCCTCGTTTGCCTTGTTGGCTTTGGTTTCCTCGTCGAGCTTGTTCTGCAGCTCGGTGATCTTGGTGTTGAGCTTTTCCACGTTATCGCGAGTGGTAGCGCTCTCCGTGCCATTCTTCTTCACCTGCTCGAGCAGTTTGTCGTTCTCGATCTTGAAGGCGTTGAAGGTGGTCTGCAGCTCGTTGAGGATCTCCTTTGGATCGCTCGACTTGCCGTCGTTGAAGATGGATCCGCGGGGGATCTGAGAGAGGTCAAATCCATTGACCAGGTCAAAGATGGGGGCCGCGGCGACAGCGGCTAGCATCGCCGCGTTCATGTAACGTGTTTTCATATCTGCTCCGTTTTGCGTGCTTCGTTGATGGACTGAAAGCCCTTGGCCATTTCGCCGATCGCGTTCCAGACGTCCGCATCGGCATCGCGCCGGGCTTCGTCCTTCAGCTTGGAAACGGCAGCTTTCGCATCGTTACGGGAGATACCTGCGTCACGCAGGGCATTCTCAACGTCGCGAGGCGATCGCGGTTTACGCAGCTCGTCGGGCACATTGCCGAACTGCGACAGATCGAACTTGTTTTCGATGGGTGGGGCGTCGATCTCGTCATTGGCGAGACCGGCGTCGACGGCCTCGGATGCGCTGAACCACGTTTCGGCATCCATGAGCGCCTGCCAGTCCTCGACGCTCTTTTCGGATCGGCTCGCATAAAGCTCCGCGATCCCTTTGCTGAGCTTGTCCAGGATGTCGGCGGTCGAGCGCAGGTCCTTGGCGTAACCCCAGCCAAATCCCATGGCATTGTGAACCATCATGTAGGAGCCGCGGCCCATGGAGACGGTTTCCGCGGCAAGCGGGATCCACGACGCGGCCGAGGCCGCGATGCCGTCAACGGTGGCTGAGATTTGCGCCGGGTGGCGCTTGAGTGCGTTGTACATGGCGGCCGCGTCGAAGACGTCACCGCCTGGTGAGTTGATGCGCAGCACAATCTTCGGCGTGGTGATGTTCTTTAGTTCATCAATGAACGTCTTCGCGTCGATGCCCCAATAGCCGATCTCGTCGTAAATCATGATCTCGGTCGTGTCGGCCGCGGTGTTCGTGATCCGCAGGTCGACCTTGGCTTTCGGGTCGCGATTAAGCGGCCGCGGCAGTCGGTTGCCGATTGCCGGCACGGGCAGGGGGAGATTTCTCATCTGTTTTTTCCTTGGGCGGTTTCATGTCCGGATCATTCGACACGTCGCGCATGCTGTGCGGCGTCAGGAACTCATCGAGACCTTCCGCAGGGTTGCGGTTCTCTAGCATTCGAACCTCGTTGCGGTTCATCCAGCCGCCGTTGACGGCGAGGTTGTAGGCCTGGTACCGGGCCAATGTGTTGCCGCGCAGCAGCCCGTCGAGCGTGTGCTCGACGAAGTACTCGTCGCGTTCCTTGTCGGTCAGGAGATCACGAGCGATGGCCTGCTCGATGCGGCAGCACGCCGGCGCGAGCGCCGCCGCGGCGAATTGGATGTTCTGCTCTTCAATGTTGGAGAACGTGGCTCGGTCGAGATCTCCAATCATGTGCGGAGGCACGCGGAAGATGCTGGCGATGTCTGATCGTGCGAGCTTGCGGGTCTCGATCGTCTGCGCGTCACTGTCATTCATCCCGGCGCTAACCCAGTCGACACCGTCCTCGAGAAGCGGTGTCGCGTACGCGTTGTCGCCGCCGTGCATCTGGTCGAATTCTTTCTTCATCCGCTCGGCGGCAGCCGCACTCAGCTCGGTGGGATGCTTCAGGTAGCCACGGAATCTTGCGCCGTTCGCGAAGCTCTTTGCCTGGTGCTTCTCGGTGGCCAGAGAGAGTCCGACGGATTCGCGGTAAGCGGTGATCGGCGTGATTCCGTTGATGCCGTCTGAGGACAAGCCCCGAATATGCAGAACGCTGCGGGGAGGAAGCGGTTTGCGGTCGCCCTTGGCGTTGGTGTGCCAGTAGCGGAGCGAGTAGTCGGGGAGCTGCTCAATCTCAACCGAACCGGGCCGCAGCGGGATTAGTTCAAAAGGTGTGTCGCGCACTTTGTTGATGAAGACGAGCGCGTTTCCTCGCAGGCTCAGGTGCCCGCTGATCATTTCGCGGAACTCGAAAGGAGTCTGCCATGCATTCGGCTTCTGACTGAGCAGCCGGCTGACGGGGTGATCGCGAACGCGTTCCTTGCCGCCGTCCGAGCGACGCTTGTAGACGAACAGCGGCAGCTGAGCCTGTGACTCGGCGATCACCCGAACGCAGGCATAGACGGCCGCACAACGCATCGCCGTATCAGGAGTGACGTCGATGCCCGCCTGGGTGGCGCCGCCGATCCGCCATCGGCGCAGGATGTCATCGATCAAGCCACTGTTACGTGCCCGACCGAATAGGCGCGAGATGAATGATTTCATTTTAGAAAACGCGGATGCCGCGGCCTTCGTAGACGCTCTTTTTGGGAGCACGCGTGAAGAGGTAGCAATGCACTGCGCTGACCGTGGCGGCGATGCCGTCGATTTTTGCGCGACGCTTGTTCTTGGTTAGCGAGAAGCCGTCCTTTTCATCCTTCTTCACCACGGCATTAAGTGCGTTCCACCTCAAGACGGGAGAGCCGTTGTGGCGCAGTCGCTTCGACTTCACGAGCTTCTCGATGAACTTGATCGGCTCACTCTGGCTCACCCAGCCGGCGCCGACAGGATGAACGACCTCTTTGCCGGCATATTTCGGCAACTCTGAGAACGCTGTAATCAACGCTGACTCGGTCTCCTGTCCCTGGAAACCACGATCGATTCCGAGCTTCACGAGGTTGATCGTCTCGGCGTAGGACATCACGTCGCGTCGGATCTGCGGGTAGTCGATCACTGATCCGGGCAATGCCTTTATCCAGCCATCTCGACGCCAGGCCGTGTAGGACACGCGGTGCTTCTGCTCAAGCTGGATGATGTTGTCTTCGGGGCAGTAGAAGCGCACCCACAGGTCGAAAATGCCGCGCTCCGGGTCCTTTGGCGGGATGAGGATCGAGAACGCAGATAGGTCATCCGTTGAGCTCAGATCCAAGCCACCGAAGCCGTCGCAGCCGGCCAGCTCGTCAATCGTCAGATCTGCCGGCAGCGCAATCCACAGCAGATCGGTGAGCCAAGCCTCGGCGTTGCTGACCCACTGATTGAGCCGGTAACGGCGGAAGCGAGCTTCACCACCGGGCGTGATCTTGGCTTCATTGGCCGCGGCGAGAACCTCGTCGAGGTCGATCGTCTCACCAACGCTCGGGTTGGCGGCCTTGATCGCTTCGACATCATCGAGCTCACACTTCTCCGGAGCCTCGAAGATGCAGGCGAAGAACTGGATGTCGATCGCTAGGCCCTTGATGATGTTCTTCGCATAGTCGTACTGTTCGCGGCAGATGTGCTCGGCATCTGCACCGTCGCCGGCAGTGGTGATTGTGAGCAGCAGGGACTGCGGCCGACTGGCGCCGCCGTAGAGCATTGCATCGAAAAGCTTCCTACCCTTCGCGGTGTGGAGCTCGTCATACACCGTGAAATGTGGCTTATACCCTTCGTTGTTGCTCGCGTCCGACGCGAGCGCGGCATACTCACCACCCGTTTCGAGGTTGCACCGGATCTCTCGTTTACTCTCCAGGTCGGTGAGCGCGTCCTGGATCTTCGGCGAGACTTTCACCATCGTGGCGACATCGCCGTAGCAGATAGATGCTTGGTCGCGCGAGCCCGCCACCGTGTAGATCTCCGGGCTTGGTTCACCATCGCCAGTCAGCATGAAGATCGAGAGGGCGGCAGCGAGTCCCGTTTTCCCGTTCTTCTTCGCAATGCTGAGGTAGCCGCGGCGGAACCGCCGAAACCCGTTCTTGCGCTTCCAGCCGAATAGCGGCGCGATCACGTAGAGCCATTGCCAATCGAGCACACGAAACGGCTTGGCCTCGATTTTCTCGCCGGCGGCAAGCAGTCGCTCCTGCTCGGCCTGCGTTGGCGGGAGCATTAGCATCGACTGGAGGAAGTCCCGCACGTACTCGGCCGCGGCGAGGTCGAAAAAGCATCCCGCCCTCACTGCAGCGACATCCGATGCGTTGCGCACCCATGCACGCGTGATGGGATCGCACTCGATCCCTTCGAGCAGGTCTTTCACTTGGCAATCCTCATCGGTTGCGGACGATTCTTGATCATGTCGGCGAGCGTGACTTCCTTCGATTCGCCGGCTGCCGTGGCGGCAACGCGTGTTCGGCTGATCGGCGTCAGCCCGAGTTCGCTGGCCAGCTTTGAGAGATGCGCTTCCTGCTTTGCGACTTGCGACACCAGCAGGCTTGCCATCTTGTTGCCGGTCTTTTTGTTGGTCGACACGATCGTCTTCATTCTCCCGATCGCCCGGTTCAGCTTCCGGACGCGCACGCGCGTCTCGCAGTAGGCCTCGAGTACCGCTTCATCCAGACGGTTGATGAGCTGGTCACCCATCTGCGCGCCGATCCGAAGCCATTCGACGCGCGCCGCCGGCGTCATGCCGGCAGGCGGGGGCGGGAATCCGAAATCAACAGCGGTCACGCCGCCCGACTTCGGTTGTGGTTTTCTGCCTCTCATAGGGTACTAGCGCAATTCGGCGCGAAAAATGACGGCATTTCACGGGCGGTCCGGCGATCAAACGATCGCAGCTTTTTGACCCCCATACCCCCTCCACGAGGGGCTTGGCGGGCTCGGGCTCGCATGCGGGCGCGTGTCGTGTTCATCGTCCCGCCCTGGTCTTGATCGTGTGATGCGGCCTGCAAAGGCCCTGCAGGTTGGTCGGGTCGAACTTACGCTTCGGTGCCTCTCGCAGCGGCACAATGTGATCGACCTGCGTTGCGGGCTCGTCTCGGCCCTCACGCGAGCAGTCGACGCACAACGGGTGCTTGCGTAGGAAGCTCTTCGCGAACGCGTCCCAGCGAGCGTCATAGCCACGCTTGCGGGCTGACGGGCGCACATCGGGCTCACGCTGCGTTCGTTTGGGCAGCAGGCTCTGTGCTTTCATTGCCATTAGGATGCCGTTGTCTGGATTTCCCAGAGTGTCTTGATCGGGCCTGCGGCCGTCGTGAGCGTCAGCGTGACGCGATAAGCGGTTCCGGCTGCTGGCAGGCGATCGCCGTCGATGTCGACGGCGACGTTGTAGCCGACGCTGTCCTCCGTCCAGGTGCCGTCCGCCCGGAGCTCATCGAACACAACGTCAGCAACCGTGTGACTATCGGTATCCGTGTCCGATGCATCCTGCAGGTTGACGACGATCGACTCGACGGCCGACACGTCCGCTTGCTGGATCCAGTCGCCATCGGTGCCAACAACACGGGCGCGAAGGCTTATCGTTGATCCCGCAAGTGATGAGCCGCGATAGCTGACGGGCCCGCCCTCGAGCCGAGCGCCCGGCAGGAAGAGCCCGACACCAGGGTGAGGTGTAGCGGCCTGCATGGTGGGTGGGAAGCTGGTGAGCGTTCGATCCGGATGCGCCCACACCTGAGCCGCTGTCGCACCATCACCACCACCACCACCACCACCGGCCGGCACTTGCGAGACCGCGGATGCTTTGAATCGATTCACCGCCGCCACGAACTCGATCATGCTTGCGAGCTTGGTACCGACGGTTGCAAAGTCCTTCCCGTCGATCGACGCCCCTAGCGCCGTGATCAACGCGCCGATCGAGTTGAGCGAGGCTGTCGAGATTCCGAACTCTGTTTCCTCAAGCTGCGCCCCGATGAGCTTCTTTCCGATCGTGTCGGAGTCGTAAATCTTGAAGTAGTCGGACATCGCCGTAAGCACCGCCGAAGCGATCGCGCCGACCGTGAGCCCGCCCAGGTCCGGATTGACGGAGGCAATCTTGTTGGTGATCGCCGTCAGGACCTTCTCACTGTCGGTCTCGTCGATGATCTCAGCCTCTACCGCGTTGGCGATCGCTGTGCGCTCTCCGCTTGTGAGCGTCATTGCGGAGCCCGGAGCCGCGCGTGTGCCTATGGCGGTAAGGATCGCTGCCAGGTCGACGGCGAGGCTTGCGCCGGCCGGAGCGCCGAGCCGCGCAAAGATGTCCGACACGAGCTTGCCGATCGATCCGTTGGTTGTCAGCGCCGAGGTGAGCGCATCCCAGATCGATTGCACCGCGGCCGCCGAGAGGAGGACACTACCGCCGCTCGGATTGAACTGTCCGGCTCCGGTACCGAACGTGAGGAGTCCGCCGGACGCGTTCGCCGCGGCGTTGGGGATCGCCGCAACCTGCTTATTCCAGTCGACCAGCGTGAAGCCGCGGCTTTGCGTGCGGCACCCCGTCGCCTTGATCGTGACGACCACTTCCTCCGCTCCACTCGCGAACGCGTTGTTCGGCACGTCGACGCGGTAGAGGCCCGGCTGGTTGGTGGCGTCGACCTCGATGAAGCCGCCGCTCGAGTAGGACGAGGACGCGCTCGCGAGCGTGGCCGGCGTGATCGCGACGCGGGCACTGCGCGTGCGGGCGTAAGACGCGGTGACGTCGGTATAGACAATCCCGGTCTTAGGCAGTCCGGTTGTGGAGTCGACGAGCTCGAACATGAAGCTCTGCGAGGTTGCGCCTTTGAATACTTCGGTCACAGCAGTCCCCCGCTGAGGTTGCCGCCGCCGATGAGGCCGCCACCGCTCGCGACTGCGGAAAACGTTGCGGCGATCGCCGCCCAGTTATTCGTACCTGAGAGGGTCGCGCCCGCGTTTGCAGTGCCGGTGCTCGTGACAATCCGCTCCAGGAGCGCAACCGATCGATCGTTGGTCGTGCCGATGCTCGTCACGGTCTGGCCGACGATGCCAAAACTATTAGTTGGGCTCGAAAATGTTGGCGTATTGCGCGCCGAAATCGCGCCGATCCATAGCTCATCTGCCACCGAGGTCGTCGGCGTCGATCCGCTGGCGGCCGACGTGGATGATCCCACTGCCGACGCAAGCACATCAAACGATAGCGGAGATAGACCAGCATACTCTGCACCGGCCAGCGCCAGACCGCCGCCTCCATGCAGCACTGTCACCGTCGCGCCGGCGCTGGCGCGAGGAAAACCTATTGCGAGCGTACAGAGCGTGGAGCTGCCGCCGTTGGCTTGCATTGTGACCCATGTCGTGTTCGCCGATGTGGGGATCACCGGCGTGGCGGCCGCGAGACTGGCGATCGCTATCACGAGGATGTTGCCGGCCGCGGGCGATGCGTCGAAGACGAGCGTCGACGAGAACGTGAGGCTCCCGCCGGTGTTCGCCGTCTTGGATTGGACGCGAGTGATGGACATTACTCTTCATCCCCCCACGTCGGCATCTCGCCCGTACCCGTGCTCACCCAGTCCTGAGCCGCGCCGATGAACGCGTTGGCGTCCGCGATCGCGTTGCCGGCCGCGGCGACGTGCGAAGCCACGAGCTGAGCGCGTCGATACTGGTCGACGTCGGCTTGCGTCACCGGCATCGGCTCTTTGAGCAGGTCGACGAACGCCGCGTATTGCTCGCCGGTGATCACATTTGCGGCCTGGAGCCCGGCGGCGAGCGTGAGCGCCTTCGTGAGGATCTGGTCGTCGGTTGCGTCCAGTGATTCGAAAAGCGTGATGCCGGCGAGAAACTCCGACAAGCCGCCCTTCACCAGGAGATCTGCGGTCGTGTCGCGTACCACGTAAAGCGGACCGATGAGATCTTCGGCGAGCAACCAGAGCTTGACCGTGGCAACCGGCACGCGGCGATAAGCGCGTGAGTCGTCGATCGCGGCGAGGATCTCGGCGTCGGATGCGGCCGGGTTCTCAGCGAGGATGTCGGTGATGCTCTTCATGTTTAAATTGCCAGTTCGAATGCCACGTTGCCGGATCCAGCGGATTTCACGCTGATGCCGATTTCGTAAATGCCGCTCAGGTCGACCATGAACTCGAAGTAGCTGCCCGCCGGCGTCAGGTAGAGGCTCGGGCCAGCCGGCAACTTGCTGGACCAGGGCAGCAGCGCGAAGGGCGTGTCGAGATCCGCGTCGACCAGGAAATCCGAATCGACACCCTCGGGCGTGATCCGCTTGGTGAGCTTCAGGCCGGTCAAGTCGCTACCGGTGACCAGGCCGCGAACGCGCAGCATCTTGTTGCCCACCGGTGGCTGGTAGCGGATGACCTCCTGATAGCCACCGGCCGTAAACGTTTCCGTGATGATTCGCTTGCCGAGGTGCCCCTCGATTTCGCTGATGTTGGTCATATCAAACCGCCAATCCTGTACCTGTTGAAAGCCAGACAGCGCCGCCGCTGATGCCGGATCCGCCGCCGCCGCTGAGTGCACCCGATACGTCACCGAAGAGCTGCCCCATGAGGCTGCCGACAGCGCCACCGACGAGCGCGCCGCCGATACGGCTCCAGTGGGTGCCGTCGGAGTACCACTGCGCTTTCTGCTTCCAGTTCGTGGCGTTCGGTGGACGATTCGACGCCGATGACGTGTGCGCGGTGATCGCTTCGAAGATCCAGGTCTCATTCGTGGTCGAATTGACGACGATTGAGCGAACGTTGCCAACCGCGTAGGACGTCGCGTCTGCCCAGGCTGTGGCCGTGTAGGTGCTGTTGGCGTGATCCCAGCCGTCCTCGACCAGCACGAGCCGGACATTGATCATCGCGCAGTAAGGATCGGCCTGGCAGATCTCATACAGCACGGACGCGTACTCGTTGCTGGCGATCATCTGCGCCGTCGTCGCATTGGCGCGAACAGGATGCGAGAAGAGCAGCACTGGCAGCGTCGACACGCCGTATTTGGTGCGGAGGTTGGCGATTAGCGCCAGCAGGTTTGTCTTGTAGGTGCTCGATGAGTTGTTCTGCGCTTCATCATTCGTGCCAAGGTTGATCGACACATAGTCCGGAGCGCCGATCGCCTGGAGGAGCGGCCCGCAGCTGTTGTGGTTGGCGACGAATGAGGCCGCGGTGTAGCCGCCGGCCGAGAAGGTCGAGAGCGCCCGGCCGGGCTTGTCTGGGTCGTAAGCCCTGACCGCGGCGACGATCGCGCCGGCACTCACATAGGAAAGCTGGAAGGTGCAGTTCGCGTAGCCGGCCGTTTCGATGGTGACGGCCTTCTTCAGATACGAGCCGTCGGCGTTGGTCAGCTCCGCGGCCGAGAACATTTCGGCGGTCGCGCGAATCACCTGCCGCGTCTCGCCGGCGTACTGAAACGGCACGTTCGCGCCGAGGGCGGTCAGGTTGAGCGCGCCGCTGCCCGACTTCTTCTGCGCGATCACTTCGAAGGTGATGCGCGACGGCACAAGCGTTTCGCCATGGTTGGCGGCGCTGACCTCGATCGAGGCGTTGGAGAGCCCGACGACGTCGAAGTAGACCGTGTACGGGTTGCCGCCGCTCACCGACTCATGCACCTTTATGCCCGGGGGCACGTTGGCCGTCGTCGTGACGTTGGTCCAGATGTGCGGCCAGGGGCGGATCCCCAGGCCGTCTGAGGAGTTGTCGCCGATCCACTGCGATGCCGGCGACTGTGTACCGGTGAGCGCCCGCAAGATCGACTGCTCGACCGGCAACACGACCGCTCCCTGTCCGCCCGGCATGGTGTTCGTCGAGTCGCTGAAGCGGTGCTCTTCCACACGCTCGGAACGCATCCGCCGGCCGATGGATTGCCAGATCGAGGGCGAGAGCGTGAACACCTTGGGCACACGCCAGAACGGCCGCCGAATGTATGGGCCGGCCTCGTAGAGCTCGCGCCACTCGCTGACCTTGAGCAGCCGCGTGTAGAGCGCCAGGTGCATCATGGAGCCAGGCTGGATGTTGGTCGCCGTCGTCGAGCCGGTCGCCACGCCTTGAATGCCCAGTGGCGTCGTCGGATTCACCAGCAGCGCCGGATTGAGCGTGTAGACGCCCGCCGAGCCGTTCCACCGGCCGCGTGGCGTGTTATCGATCGCGCAGAACCAGCCAGGCCCCGCGAAGTTGCAGCCGAGATAAACGTGATGCCAGGCGCTGTCGACCAGGCTGGACAGCCCGGTCATGTCCCAGCCGTCGCTGCAAACCGTCTGCCCGGAGGTCGGCGAGGTCAGCGACACCTGGAACAACTCGGCAATGCCGCTGTGACGGGCAATGGAGAGTTGCTGACCGCCGGCGTTGAAGCCGAGCACGGGCCCGATGCCGCTCGCCGCCTTGAACCAGAACGACAACGCGAATCCGCCGTTCGCGATCGCCTCGGTGAAGAAGCCGCTGCGCATGGCGATGTTTGCGAACTGAGTGCCGCCGCCGAAGGTCGGGCCGTTCTCGGCCACGCCGGCGATCGGCGTGCCGGCATTGCCCAGCGTGACGCCGTTGAGGTACGTGCCGGTGGATCCGTTGCCGCTCGCGTCGGCGATGGCCGTGCCGCTGGTTTCGTTCAGCGGGGCGTACAGCCAGGGCCGCAACCCGATGATGCCGGAAGCGTTGCTCTGCATTAGGACTCCGAAGTGGACTGAGCGGTTTGAGCGGCGACGGCATCAGCGACAACCGCTTGCGGCGTGTTCTGGTCGCCCCAGATCACGCGGTGGTCCGCGGCTCTCATCGCGTCAAGGATGGTCTTGGTGAGCAGCGGCGACGCGACACGCTGAGCCGAAGAGATGTAGGCGTAGTAGCTGGCGATCACCGGCAGGTGAGGCGCGACGCGTCGACACTCGGCGATCGACAACTCAGGCTCACGGGCCGCTGTCCACATCAGCTCCTGCGTGGGTTCGATCACCGGGTAGCAGGATGGCATGAGATAATCGACGTGGGGCACAAGCTTTCGAGCAGCGAAGTCGTTCTCCGCCTGCCATGCACGGAAGGCGACCTCACGATCAGGTCCGACGATTGCCCACCACTTGTCGGTTTGCTGCAGGTGCGGACGGCCCGCCTTGTAGTCGAGCCATTGCGAGTAGTCATAGACCGGCCAGAAGAGTGACTTCGGCAGCAGGGACCATACGCCGATCGCCACATCAGGCCGTCGCCGGCGGATGTGTTCGATGATGTCGACGAGCCGTGAGAGCCCATTGAGCCCGTAGTGTTCGACGTTGAGCGCGAAGTATGGCGCGGTGATCGAATCGGAAAAGCGATCGAGCCGGGTCGGATCCCACGCTTGCCAGCGCGTCTTCCAGTCTTTCGGTCCGTTCGGGCCGTCGTAACCGCCTTCCCATGCGCTGTACTCACGGCCGTTGACCTTGTAGCGCAGCCCGCCATCGATGTGGACTCGCACCATGTCGGGCAGGTTGTAGGTGGTGCCGTTGGCGAGGAACGCCGGCTTCCGAAATGCCTGGTGAATCATCGTTCTGATACCTCCGCCTTGGGTTCATGCAACTCAAACCCCGGAACGCCGGGCCGCTGGACGATCCAACGCCCGATGCACGGGTCGTATCGCGGTTGTGATGCGTCGATCTCGCCCGGCAACGTGTTGTCGAGCCGGCGCGGCGTCTGAGAGTTTCTGTTCACGCTCTCGGATGTGCCGCCATGCCTGGATGCCATTGGATGTCCTCAGTTGTTGCGCGCCGCTTCGATGATCGCCGTGCCCTTGTAGGTCGACGCGTTGAACTTCAGACCGGGATACGCCTTGAGGTCGATGCCGATCGATTGACCGCCGTCGATCGTGACCAGGTCGAAGTTCACTACCGGCGCCGGCTGAACCTCGGCGGCCGAGAGGACGCGATCGAGCGGCCATGGATAGGTGGTCTGACTGGCGCCACTGATCGGCGTGGTGGCGCCTGCGATGATGCTGGCGCGGCGGATCGTTCCGACCGATCGAGCGTTGAGACGCAGATCTCCGCGGATCGTGCTGTCCTCGATCAGGAAGACGGCTTTGCGGCCGAGCTCGGACGCGCGAAACGCCATGGTCAGATCAATTTCTTTGTCGGTGAGGCGTTCGCGGCCGGTCAGCTTCTTGAGTTCGGCGGGCTTGATGAACTTGTCCGCGGCCGAGCGAACGATGTCCCAGGGCGTGAAGCCTCGAGCACGCTGCGCCTGTGCGAACGAAACCGCCTCTGCCTTCATCCCGCCGTCAAGCTGATAGAGCCACTGGCCGTCGATGCGCCAGCGGTCGATGCCTATCGCCTGGCCGCCATCGTCTTCAGTGAGCGGGTTGAGCCCGACCTGTCCAATGAAGGTGCTGTTGCGCACCACGCCGCCAGGGGAGCCGTCAGGCCATGCAGGGCAGTCACCACGCAGCGCGGCCTTGCCGCCCTGGCTGTTGTCGAACAGGCATTCCTCGAGCAGGAAGCGACCGCCACTGGTTCGATAAACGCTCTCGGCTTTGGATCCGCCGACGACTTTGCATCGCCGCGATCGAACGTAACTGCCCGCTTCCTGGTACACGAAATACTCGCTGAACGTCGTGGCATTGACGTTGATCAGTTCCGTGTCGCCGCTGCTGACGTGCAGGCAGAAACCTGTATCGGGCGCGAACGTTACGTTTTCGAGGGTCGCAGTCCGGGAACTGAGCTGAATCGCCTTCCAGAAGCCGGTACGTTCGCCCTTCGCGTTGAACGTCGAGGGAGGCGTCTTGATCCTGACGTTGGAGAGCCTCGAGTTGCCGAAGACCTGAATCGCCGGCTTCCAGTTCGGGCCGCCCGGCAGCAGTTCGATCAGCGCGTCGCGGCCGTCGAGTTCACCCGTCAGATCGAAACCCGCGGTCTGGATCCACTTCGCGCCGGCGTTGATCGCCGCCTGCACAGCTTGGATGTTGTCGGCGCGAACCGGCTGGAGCGTCGGCTGTGTGGCGGGTTGCGTTGCCGGCGGAGTCGCCGGCGGGTTGAGAATGGCGCGGATCGCCGCCACTTCCCGGTTGATCGCGTCCAGGCGATCGTCGATCGGGCCGGCCAGCGCAACAGAAACAACCGCGAACAGTGTCGCGACGAGGAGGAAGGGTTTGAACTTCATGGTTTAGAGGGTGGGCGGGACAACAGGGGGTTCGACACGTGGCTGCGTCTTGAGCAAATCAAACCACTTGCCGCTGCGGATCGCGTCGATGATGTGCTGAGGATCCTGCGCGATGTCAGAGATTCGGCGAAAGATGTAGATGCCGAGCACGCCCAGCAGCAAACCGATCGTGCCCAGGGCATCACCTTCGACGCCCATCCACCTTGCGACCAGGCTTGTGCCGTACACGCTGCAGGCAGTGCCGCAGACGGCGATCAGCAATGTCTCACGGGTCGCCAGGCTCTTCTGCATCAGGATGGAGATGGCCGATCCGATAAAGCCTGCAAGTGCGATGGATGGGTCCATGCCAAACACCGGCTGCGTTGTGGTGGCCAGGTAGCTGGTCATGAGAGAAGCGCCGAGGCCGCCGATGGTTTGTGTAGCGCTCATGATGCCTTCTGTGGAGGGTTTCGCAGGATGTACTGAGCGCCAGCCACCTGCATTTCAGTCAGTGCCCGAAGTAGCTCGGCTTCCTCGGGCGTCGTTTTCGGCTCGGGCTTGCGCGTCGCCTCGCGGTAGATCTGGTCGGCGATGTTCAGCAACGCGATGACGGCGACAGGGTCGATCGGAATCGGCATCAGGGCACCGGTTGATTGGACACGGCCGGATGCGCGCTTGACACCGAGGCTTTCTCAGCGGCCTTCCGGTCCGCCTCGAGCTTGTGCTGCGTGTAGAGCGTGATGGCGCGGTTGATGACGGACCAGACACGATCCTCCAGGTAGCGATCATCGAGCGCCTCACCGCGGGCCTCGCGCTCGTGAGCATCGGCGACGGCATCGTTGGCTTCGTCGAGAGCGACGGCGAGGGCTTCACGCACGGTCGTATCTTCGATCAGCGGCGACAGCGCCGTCACCAGACCCGTGAGCCGCTGCACCGATCGTTCGGCGTCGGCGATCACATCTCGCGGTGCGCGATCGGGAGCCGGATGAAAGAGAGCACAGCCAGGCGAAGCGAGCATGAGCAGGGCGATGGCGAGAGAGAAGACAAAGTTCAGGCGGCGCATTCGGAGCTCCTTTGCGGAGGCGAGGCCTCGCGCGGGGTGAAGGGGTACATGAGTTCGTAATAGGAGTTGGCTCGGTCCTGAGCCTTCGGCCACGAGTCGCGGTGGATGATGAGGGTGTCGCCGGTCGGGTTGGTGCGCAGTGCGATATCCATCTCGGCGATCGCATGTGTCGCGCGGTGATAGCGTTCCCAGTCCGGACGCTCTGATGTCGTGACCCAGCCGAGGCCTCGGACCAGGACGTCGACATCGATGGGCACAACGGGCGAGAGCCGCATGAGCAGTTCCATGCGGTCGTCGGGGATCATCTTGTCCACGGTTGGCTTTCAGAACATGCCGCAACGGGCACCGCTGGCGAACTCGAGCTTGCGATTACTGGGCCGGCCGACCCGTCGCCTGATGCCGGCCTGGCGGAGCAGGACCTGGAGGCGCCTTGTCTTGACGCCCATCAACTCGGCGATCACACGCACATCCTTCCCGTCGCGGAACAGGTCCAGGGCTTGCTTCGTGCGCGGTGACAAAAAGTGGGTCCCTCTCTCTTAACCCTGGGAAATGCGCACAGTCCCCTAAATGCGCATAGGCAGCACCCGGATAGTCGCGGTTTTAAGGCCTGAAAACGAGGGATCTATAGCAAGCCAGTGACACGGGCGTACGCGGCAAGGCAATGTCGAACCTTTGCCAGCAGGTTCGCCTGCTCGTAGCGCTCAGACTTCATCGAACCGTCTTCCGCAACGTGTACGCGAGTGAAGGGAATCACCTCGTCATCCAGGCCGCCGGTCAGCTCATCCAGCTCGCGCGCCTCGCGGTCGAACATCTCCACCTGGTGCGCGACGACGGCCGCGATGTCGGCCAGCTTGTTCGTGTCCTTCACGACGGCGCATTCAAGGGAGGCGGTCTCGAGCTCGTACTGACCATGCTCGGCGGCGAAGCGCCATCGATCGACCTGGAAGAGCCATAGGTAGCAGTCGAAGCAGATGAACTTGGAGAGGGTGGTTTCGCGGCGGGGCAGTGGGTTGGGATGCTTCGCCGTCGGCTTGCGCGGTTCGTGCACAAGGCGCTGATGCCACTGGACCAGGTATGACGCCGGCACTTCGAATGGGCCACGGCAGTTGCGCTCGGGCCGATCGCGCGGGCACGAGTAGGCAAGGCGCGGCAGCAGGGCGACACCGTCTTTGATGTCCCGCTCGTGATCCTCTGCAGTGTACGCCGGCACCCGTTTACGGCCGCCGCGGAGCAGGCGCGACGGTCCGTCGCGCGCATCCCTGGTCAAACCCCAGCGGCCGTACGCTTCCTTCGCACTATCTGCGGGGCGCGTCCGTGCGCGCGCCTTGACCTTCCCTGTTGTCATGCCGGCATTTTAACAGCGGATTCATTCGCTGCTGGTGTCATTTCTGCGTAAGGGCTGACGCACTCCTTCGACTCTCTGAGGCTCTCTCGCTCCGTTGCCAATAGCGGACGCACTTCAAGCAAGCGTTGTAATGATCCAGTTCCTTCGCTGGCGGCCCCGACCGTTCGATCGGGACATCGGCCCGGCAGAGCACAACGCGTCCGCCGGCTACAACGTCGATGATGTGCATCTTGAAGCCTCGGAAGCTCGAAGCGTTCCATGGTGGATCGCCGTCGACGTCAGCTGGGATTATTCGCTTCGCCATCACTTGCACCTTGACCCTTCTAGCCGGTCACCGCCGGCACTTTAGTTTTCAACAACTCGTAGATTTTCCACCGCAGCGGCTCGTACGTCCGCGGGTCCTTGCCGACGAACGTTTCACCCATGCGGCCCAGCTTCTTGATGAGCTCACGCGCGAGATCGTCGAGCTCATGACGGCTGAGCGTCGCGAGAACGCGATCGCGTTCCCACACGCGCTCATCGACATGGCGTTGCGTGGACGCCTGCTCGGCCAGCAGCTGGCGCGTCTTCTCGACGCCGGCAGCCGACCCGCCGCCGCTCATCGCTTTCGGCATGGCAAGCCAGTACTCCTTGTTCAAAAACGGCTCGGGCCCAGGAATGAACTGCCCGCCTTCCTTCGCCCAGTCGCGTGACGCTTTCCACCGCGCAAGCCCGGCCTGGATCTCGTCGGCTTTCGACTCGAGCTTGGCGCGTTGCCAGAGCCGCAGGCACTTCGACCGCGCCGACCTGCGGATCGGCGGATACGCCTCCCAGAACCTCGCAAACCCGGGCGGTTCGGCAGCGCCGGCTTTCGGCGGCGCGTCAGCGGCACTTCGCAGCGTCGCGTCCGCAACGCCTCCCGGCGTCACGGGCTCGCCGCTTTGCAGCGACGGGCGATGGGCAGCACGTTCCGGTGCCGCGTCCGCAGTGCGTTTCGGCACCACGGGCTCCCCGCCCCTGAGGCTGCCTTCCGGCGGCGACTCAGCACGCGGAGCGTGCGGGGGCTGGGGGGTTGGTTGGGTTGGGTTGGGTTGGGTTGGGTATATGTCACCACTGGCTAGCCGATGGCTAGTCATGTCTGAACGGGCCTCCTTTTCCACTCGGCGCGCACGCTTTCGATCCACGTACTGCGGCGCGTGATCCCAGAAATGATGGATCTGGAACCGGCCGGGTTCAGGCTCGTCGATCCACCGTTCGCTCAGCAGCAGCTTCGTCCACTCACCTGGCTCGCCTGTCCATTCGGATGCGACCTCCACGTCGATTGCATCGCCGATGACGTCGTTCGCCTGCTCGTACCCAACCTGCCAGAGGAACTCGAGCAGACCGGCGACGTACGGAGCCGGCAGCCGGACCAGCCTGCAGAGGCGCTTGAACTTTGGGTTGGATTTGAGCTCGCTCTTCATCTTCCGGGTGTCCCGTCAAACAGCGTTGGTTGAGGTTTCTTTGGTGGTTTGGGGCGCGCGAACCAGCGGTAGGCGCGATCGGAACGAACCATGCGATAGCCGTCCTTCATCAGCTGCATCGCGAGCGCGTTGTCGTCATGAGGGCAGGGCATCTCGCCGGCCTTGATGCGTGCTTCAATTCGACGCTTCGTGCCGGCGAAGCGTCGATCCTCCACACCCCTCACCGCCAACACGCGCATGTGTTCGATGGCCTGGTCGCGTCCGCCGGCCGGAAACCCCGCCAACTGTTTCGGCCGGCAGAGCGTCGGCGGTTGATGGCAGACGATGTACGTGTAGCCGGAATACGCGCGGTAGAACTCGTCGCACTCCTGGACGTAGTAGTTGCCGACGCGTTCGACGATGACGGGCTGGCCGCGGATCATGCAGCCGCTCCTTTCTGATGTGGCATGAACATCGAGTAGACGCTCACGCGCATGCAGACACGATCGTCGGCGACTCCACCGCTTTCGAGCTCAGCCAAGTGGATCCGCACGCGCAGGCAGAAACGAGCCCATGCCCATGCGTGCGCGTCGCACGGACGCCACGCGCCGTCGATCCATTCGTAAAATCGAAAGTGCGGCGCGATCCGCTCCAGCCGAGCCCGCCGGCGCTGGTTGTGCGCATCGAGTTGTTCCGGCGTCCACTTCATCAGCCAGCCTCCGTGATGCGCTTCTTCGCGGCATTCACTGCCTGATAGCCGTCGCCCTCGCTGGTTACGAAGCCGAGTTGTTGCAGCTTCGCGAGCGCTTCCTTCGTGCGCGCCGGATGCGTTTGCGCACCGATGCGGCCGAGCTCCTTCGCGATCACCGAATTGGTCACCGGCTGATCCAGAAAGCCGTTACGCACCAGCAACGCGATGCGGCCGAAGAGTGATTTCCCATCGGCCTCGATCGTGGTTCGTTCGACCTTGACGGAGATCTCCGGCGTTTCGACCAGCAGCTTGATCAGCGCCGGCGCCTCGGCCGTGAGCCGCGCCTTGATCCGCTGATAGAGTTGTTCTTCGTCGATCGGGGCGGACGACACGTGTGTAGTCTGTTCGCTCTGGGATGAAGACACCGGTGTAGTCCGCGGAGGCGGCAACGGTGGTGGGCTCGCTGTAACCAGCTGCTTGAAGTAGTCGAGCAGGGCATCAAGTTTCTTCTCAACATTGGCGCTCAATTCGGGTTCCTCGCTTTCTTGGAGATATCTCGCCTCTGCGGCCCGGACTTCGGCAATGTCCTTCCATACGCGGGTTGGAGCCGTCGCCGGCAGCGGGTTGTCGTAAAGGGTTTCGCGTTCAACACCGGTTGGATCCCGAGGCTTGCGCGGCGTTGCACTAGCCGGCGGCAAAGGTGGCACCGGCCCTCCTCCAATCGCGTGCCCACGCGCGCCCTGTTCACTGAGCCACGGCGGCCGCACATAGGTCTTGATCGCGGTGGATCCGAAGCAGACGAAGAACTGGCCGATCTGCAGCGTGGCCACCTCGGCCGGCTTCGGCACCTTCACGCCGCTGGACTTCACGACGGCGAGCGTGCGCTTGAGCTCGTTGGCTTCGCGCTGCACGCCGATGATCCACACGCTGGCCGCCTGGCGCAGGACCGTGTCCACTCCGGAAATGTCCTGGCTGTCGCAGAGCAGGAAGTTCCTCAGCACCGCTCCCTTGCGGGCCATGGCGATCGCCTGGTCCTTCGCCGGCGTGTTGCCCGCGCGAGGCGCGAACTCCCACGCCTCGGGAAAGACGGTGAGCACGCCGGTTTCGTGCCCGTTGATGTGCTCGAGCGCGGCGCGAATCACCATCGCCTGCAGCTGCGGGCCGACGTCGGCCAGATCCATCACGTTCAGGCCCGGCTGCAGATCGAGCCGCTCGGCCGCGTTCAGCGCCTGCATCTCCGGCAGCACCAGGTCGAGGTATTCGCCGAGCAGCTCGTAGATCTCCGCCGCCGAGCCCTTCGCCTTCTCCTGGAGCCGGCTGGCGTTGCGCCGGACATCGGCCAGCGACATCGCGCCACGCGCGGCGTTCATGATCTGAAACCGTTCATACTTCATTGCGCGTTGCCCGAGGGCGCTGGCGATGATCGTCTCGACCAGACGCCAATGGATCGGCTTCTCACCCTCGCGCGGCAGGAACGGGCGGATCCGGCGGCCGTCAAAGGTCTCGCCGCGCTTGGTCACAAACGCGAGCGCGCGACTGCCGGACCGCTCGACGATCGCGCGCAGCGTGGTGGTCTTGCCGCTCTGCTGGGTCTGGCCAGTGACGAACGTGTGCGCGAGCGGGATCCGCACGAGCTCGCCGGTGCCGACTTCGTAGCCGAGATCGATCATCTGTTTCGGTTTGCTCAATGGCCGCCCCTCTTCTGCTGATGCGCGTACCGAAAGAATGCGGTACCGGGCCGCCAACTTTCTTGCGTCATCTCTGTATAGAGAGGCTTGAGCACTTCGATTGATGCGGCATCCAGCCTGCACATGAGAGTTTCTAGAGCGCCGGCGAAGAACGTGCGCACGAGATCTCGATGCTGAAGCGAGCCGTCCACCAGGTGATATGGCGGCGTGAACATGTGGCCCCAGATGAACTCGTTGCAGCGATCGATCAGTTCTTGAAGTTCGATTGGCTTGTTCATTGCTGTTCCTCCACGCCGTCGGCACCGGGTCCGAGGCGATCACTGGGTTTCTCTTTGATCCAAGGGCCGGGCGGATCGCCGCTGCCGTCCCACGTGCGCAATGCTTCCATCGCCTCCTCCGTCTTTGCGTAGCAGAAGCGGCCGGCGTAGCTGTCCAGTGTCAGGCCATGGAAAAGGCCGCAGGTGAAGAGCTGAGGCGCAACACCGCACCAACCCCGCTGTTCGAGAAACCTCATCTGGGTGTATTGATCGAACGCGCGGAAGAGCCGCTCCCGGGGAATCAGCCAGTTCAGCCAGTCCGGCCGCGCTCGAATCAAGGCGTCTGCCGGCTGCTCATCGAACAGGCGATACGTTCCTGACCAAAACCGGCCGCCGTCGGACCGCTTGGCGGCGCGGATGTGCATCCACGTGGCCGGGCCCATGCGGTGGTACACGTGGATCTTCTCCTGAGGATTCGCCACGTCCTCTGGTTGGTCGAGCGCGTCGAAGTTGCCGCGCGAGGATTCGACGACACGCAGCGCGAGCGGGGCGGACCGCAACATCAGATGCTGACCACGTGCAGGGCCGTCGTGAAACTGGATACTCATTGCGGCACCTTTCGGTTCACGATCGCGGATTCGAATGTCACGATGGCTCGGCACTGTTCGCAGGTGCCCAGGCACTCTGCACTGCAAAACGGTCCGCGCGACGACCGAATCACGCCAAGGCGGCGCAGGCTTGTAGCGGCATCTGCGATCTGCTCCAGCTCGCGGACGGCTTCAGCGAGAGTAGTGACGAGTGCAGCGATTTCCCGGAGCGCGTGAGGGCTGTACCCCAT